GTTTGGACTCCTCAGAGGCACACTTGCGTCGCAAATATCGAGGTAAGTGTTTGAAAAATTGAGGTGGCCAGGGACGGAATCGAACCGCCGACGCCAGCCTTTTCAGGGCTGGGGCCTGCCATTCTCATCCCGTTGATTTGATTGCCTTCCCTCACCTTTTTTGCTCTCGAAACCGCCATTTTATTGGAATGAGATTGGAATAAGTTCTGGAATGGCCTAGTTGATCAGGCCGTCCACAACTCTCCGCTGCGACTCCGGAATGAACTGCTGGTAGATTTCCAGTGTCGTTGTCGCCCTCGAATGCCGCATGAGCTTCTGCGCATCCTTTATATCCGCCTTGGCTTCCTTGAGCCATGTGGCGTAGGACGTCCGCAGGCATCTCCAGTTGACGAAATCAAGCCCGAGCTTGCGGGCTGCAGGCTTGATGTGCCGCTTGAGGATGTTGTTGTCCCGCATTGCGGCTCCCGTCGACACGGACTGAAAGACCAGGTCATTCGGGCCGTCGGACTTCACGACCTTGTAATGCCTGACCGCCCTGCCCGCCTTCACGTCGACGGTCAGGGTCTTCAGCCGGAGAATGCGCTCGATCACGGCGCGGTTGACCGGAATGGTGTCGTTGCTGGCTTCGCTCTTGGGAGCGCCCCAGTCACCCCGGCAGCACCGCTCGTCGATCGTGATCGAGTCTTCATGCACATCGTTCCACCGGAGGCCGATCAACTCGCTGACGCGCAGGCCCGTGTAGACCGCCACGTACAGCATGGTGGCGTAGGGTTCCGCGATCAGTCCGGTGAGGGTGTTGAACTGCTGCTGCGTGATCCACGGTTTGCTTTTTTTGCCCCGCTTCGCGCGCGGGAGCCGCACGCCTTCCGCCGGGTTCTTGATCAGCAACCCATAGCGGATCGCCGATGTCAGAACGCTGGCGAGGACATCGCGGACCTTGTCGATTGATTCGTACTGCAGGCCCGTCTTGCCCAGCTCCGAGAAATACCGGTCGGTGGTCAGGGGCGTGATGTCGCGCAGGCTCAAACCGCCGAATTGGGGCTTGAGGTAATTCCTGATCACGCCTTTGTAGCGATCCTGCGTGCTCTTGGCCATCGTCGGTAAAACGACCGGAGTATACGTGCTGTCCACGAAGTCATCGAAGCTAGTCGCCGCTCCGAGGGGCACAAGGCCCTGATTGACGGGGCGGAGAAACTCAGCCGCGATTTTGCGGACTTCCCGCTCCTTTACGGTGGCGGGGGCAAGTTTCTCTCTCTTTTTGCGCCGCCTCCTTTGTCCGTTTTCGAATTCATCCTGCCAGTAATACAGGACCCAGAAATGACCCTCTATCCTGGGCCGCGGGTCCTGAAATCTTCTGCGCGCCATTGCATCGAAATCTCCCTTCGATGACGCGCAGCGATTTGCCTCGACCACGACATTACCACCATTCGTGGCTGTCGGCGCTGGCGGATTGGACGGCGTCCCTTTCATGGCCTCGCGGCCTGTAAAGGCATTCGCGCTGCCGTGGCGATGTGGCGGATTTAAAGGGCTTAGACGCCGGGGAAGTTCACGCCGGAATTCATGAACTCCGGCGTGAATTCAGGGCCTGTCACGAAAGCGGGAAATTGGTGGTGGTTTTCAGCCGTTGGTTGATTCCGGCGGCGTCCAGCCGAACTCGTCGGTGAGGGAATAGTTGGTGGCGAGGTTCCAGACGTCGGCGAACTCCGACTTTCCGCGCCGCTGCAGGATGGCTGCGTAAGCGCCGAAGACTTCGCGCCAGAACTTTTCGGTTCGCGTGTTGCCGGCGTTGACGGCGGCGCGCAGGCGATCCTCGGCGGCCTTGAAATCCTCGGGGCTCTTGATCTTCCTGGCGCGGTCCCTCGCCCGCTTCGGGAATTGTGTGGCCGCCATGCCGCCCATTTTACGCCGTCAGTGCGTGGTGTTGGTCGACCGCAGGCGCTTGGTCATGATCTCCCATGCGACGCGGTTGATCTCGGCGCGTTCGTGATCGGTCCAGATCCTGAAGCCGGGATCGCCGGGGCCGGGCGCCATGGGGAAGAGGAATTCGGTGGCAGCCTCGATGTCCTCGGCGCTCGGGCTCGCGAGAGGCGGACGGACCTTTATCACTGCCCTTCCTTCCGGCCGACGGGCGCGATCTCTGGCTTGCCGTACTTTGCGAACAGGTCGTTGAGGGCTTCGGCCAGCAGGTCCTGGATCGTGACCTTGCGGCCGAGGGCGCGCTTGCGCTCGATGGTTAGGATTGTCAACTGGTCCTTCACCGACGGCGGGAAATACCCGGTCAGGTTCTCCATGCCCACGCGGCCGGGGCGGTAGTGCGGGTCGCGCTCGCCGGCATCCGGGCGCGGCTGCGCTTCGGCCTTGGGCGGTGACGCGGCCCGGTCGTGCCCCTTAAGCGCCTGCGCCAGATCTGCTGATTTCTTTGCCATCGGTGTTTTCCTGTTTGGGTGTGAGGGAGTTTAGGAGTTTGCTCGTAAACTTGTAAAGCTGTTTTATTTCCCCGGCGGCCTTGCCGCTCGGGTCGAACTCCTGCGCGGTCTGCCCGAGCACGGCGCCGTGCGTGAAGGCGCTGCGGTGGCCGAAGGCGACGGGGCAGATATACAGCCCCATCTCGCGGACGGCGTTCTCGGCCTGCTCGCGCTGCCGGCCCTGCGGCGGAATGCCGTTAAGAACAACGGCGATTTTGGCGGAAGCCCCTGCCCCGCTGATCAGGTCGCGTGTGGTGGCGATTGTTTCGAGGTCATTGATCGTGGGGCGCGACGGGATCAGGATCAGGTCGGCCGCCTGCGCCGCCGCCATCGCCGCGTCGGCCGCCCGCGGGGGCGTGTCGATCAGGACAAGGCTCGCCCCCTTCTCGCGCAGAACCTTCAGCGTCTGCGGCAGGCGCGCGGGCTGGACGGACATGATCGCGGGCTCGGCGTTGCGCCGGTCGCCCCACTTGCAGGCGGTCGATTGCGGGTCGAGGTCGACGATGGCGACGGCCTCGTCGGCCATCGCGGCGACGGCGAGGCTTTCAACAAGCGTGGTCTTGCCGCTGCCGCCTTTCTGCATCAGGACGGAAATCACCTTCATGGGAACACCTGTTGTCTGGTTGTCTGGTTTACGTGTTTACACGCAAAAGAGGAAGGGAGTTTACGGGTTCACTTTGCCCGAGTCGGGGGGAATGGTCAAGGGCGTTCTGGTGTTCCATAGCTGGTTTGCCTCTGCCTGCGTATCTAGATCGCGATAGCCAATTTGGCAGCGGGCGCATGAAACGCCGTAGAGTGTGAAGTGTTCTTCGTCGCAGGCGATCCGATAACAGGGATTGGCGTCGCCGCCGCAGAACGGGCAAGGGAGAAGGGCGGTCATGCAGCCTCCGCATAGGTGATACGGTCGGGCAGGTCGAACTGCCAGCAGATCCAGGTGCAATAGAACCAACTGCCGCCCTTCTTACCGCTCGGCGTCGTGAAGGTGGGCCTGTCGTCGGGCATCAGGAACTGCGGCTTGTACCGCTTGAAAAGGGCGCGGCGTTCCTTGCTGTCGAAGATGGTGATCGGCAGGAATAGGGCGAACGGCTTCTCAAGCGCGAAGCACCGTTCGAGCCACTGATCCTTGATGCTGTAGGGCGGGTTGGTGACGATGATGTCGAAGGCCGGCGGGGCGGCGAGGGGGCTCAGGAAGTCGAAACCATTAAGGATGTCGGTGCCGACGACGTTGTAGCCCATGCCGTGGAGGAAGGCAACGATCTGCCCTTCACCCTGCGCGGGCTCCCAGATGATCTTGTTCTTGGGAAGGAAGGGCAGAAGGGGCCGGACGTCTTTCGGCTCGGTTTGGAATTCGTTAGGCCTGCCGGATGCTTTCGGCGGCCGCTTGCTCGGCGGGGGCTTGGCGCGGGTTTCCATCGCTCACGCTGTCCATCTGTGAACGTAGCCAATGAAGTGAGGCGTTCCATATTTCCCCTGAAACCATGACAGGAGATCATCGAAGCTCTTGAAGCCGTCAAGCTGGGCGAATTCGTCGATGGAAGGGTGCTTCGTTTTATCGCCGAAGGTAATCCCGTCCGGGGCCAGATGGCAATAATCTACAAGGGCGCAGGAGCGGTCGGCGATGATCTTGGCGCACGCCTTGGTACGCATGCCGGTGTACAGCTGCATCAGTTGTCCGGGGTGGCAGCGGATTTTCGCACGGATCGTTTGGATCTTGGTGCCGTCCTGAATTTTTGGCGCGAAGACTTTCTGGAAGTTGAACGCGACCATGCCCGTGATTCCCTGTTTGCTGGTTGACAGGCAAACGAGTTTACACGTTCACAGGGCGCGGTCAATCCTTTTTCGGGGGCTTGCGGGGGCGCTCGTAGCCGAGCGACTGCATGATGGCTGTGCGCCATTCCAGCAGCTCGCGCAGGGCGGCTTCGAGGGCGCCTTCGATGTTGCCGGCGGGCAGCACCTCGGCGATGTTGTAGCGGTAGGCGATCTGGTTGATGTTGGAGCCGATCTTGCCCAGCTCGGCCAGCACCTTCGCCAGCAGCGCTTCGTCCTTCACGGGGCGGCGACGGGCGGGCAGGGGCGTGTCGAGCAGGACGTTGAGGCAGACCGCGCTCGGCGAGAGCCCCGCGGCGCTTGTCTTGGCGACGATCTCCGCGTACTGTTCGGGCGTGCAGTTGACGGCGATGCGCTTCGTCGCCTTGCGCTTCTGGCTGCCGCTGCTGCTCACGTTTTGTTCTCCGGGCGCATTAGCGCGCCGCAGGCGGGGCATCCAATCCGCCGAGGGTTGGTCAGGGGTGCAGGGGCGGAACGCATCCGGCGCGGGTCCACGGGGCAAGGCCCATGGTCGATGAGGGTCCAGGGAGAGAGCGAAGTCTCGCCCGGTCTGGAGGTCCATGGAGGGCACGAAGGCTCTCCTGGTCGGGTCCAGCGGGCGAAGCCCATGGTCCGGGGGATCAAACGGGGGGCGAAGCTACCCCCTTTGCAAGATGAGTGAGCCGTCAGGCGAGCGGTAGCGCGTGGAACACGCGCACATCTTGCGAGCGGTACGCGACGGCCTTTTTCTGCTGCCTTCGGCCGCAGGCCGCGTAATTTAATTGCGTGGGCTGAAGTTATCAGCATGGTAGATAAAATTTAGCTCAAATGCAATACAGGCGCTGAATTTCGCCGGGGACCCGGCGTAGCGTAAGCATGACAGACTTCACGGCAACGGAAAAGGGCGATCCGTGAAAGAATGGCCTTAATCGTTTATGAGAGGCTGGCTCATACTTGCGCTCGTCGTCCTTGGCGCTTGGGTGCTGGTCATCGGTCCTCCGCCTTCGCTTGAGCCCCATGTCCGGGCGGTATCGCATTACACCGACCCCGTCTTCCTCGCCTTCATCGGGATTTTCACGGCTCCCGGCCGGTGGCTTATGCTCCGCGTCTGGGACGGTTTTTTCCATCTGACCTGGCGCGAGGTCTATCACGGTGCAGGCTTCTTCCGGATCACCGGAGAGGCCCTCAGCTGGCTTGTCGCCATCCTGATTTCGTATTTCTTCTGGACGTTCTTCGGGGCGCGTTTCTGGAAGCTGATCGGGCGGTGGAATCCGTTCGGCTGGAAAACATTCCGGCATCGTCCTCACTTCCTGAAGATGATGGTCGGCATCAGCAACTGGTGGGAGCGCGAGCGTCATTTCGGGCAGCATGCAACCGGGCGTTTTGCCTCTTTGTGGGAAACCCTTTCCTGCGAATTCAAGGACGGCGATATCTTCCTCGGCCGCCCCAAGCTGCCGATCGGCGGCATGCTCAGGCCCATCGGCGTTCCTACCGAACGTCACATGGTCACCATCGCCGGCACGGGCGCTGGCAAGTCAACAGGGGCGCTGATCCCGAACCTTTGCATTCATCGGGGATCTCTGCTCTGCATCGATCCCAAGGGCGAGCTGGCGGCCATTACCGCACGTCGTCGCGGCAACGGCGGGGGCGGTGTCCGTGGCATGGGACAGAAGGTTTTCGTTCTCGATCCGTTTCATACGGTGAAGGGTTTTCAGAGCGCCTGCTACAACGTCTTCGACGAAATGGAGCGCGTCGCCCAGTACGATGCCGACCGGCCGGTCAGCTATGCCCGCAAGATTGCGCAGGCTCTGGTTCCCTCCACCAGCCGCGATCCCTATTGGGACGACGCGCCCCGGACCTTCATCGCCGGGCTCATCCTCTACGTCTTCCAGGGACCGAAGGAAAACCGCAATCTGTGCAAGCTGCGCTCGCTGATCATGGAGGGTGAAACCGACGAACGGCCCGGCTTCGTCATCCGCGGCAAGTCCACGGGTGACGCCTTCGACGCGCTGCTGACCCTGATGAAGAACTCGCCCGAGGGGCCTTACCGCCATGTCATCGTCGGCGCTGCGAATTCGCTCTCGAAGATGTCGCACAACCAACGGGGCTCCGTCCTGACCATGGCGATGGAGCATACCTCGTTCCTCGACATGCCGGAGATCCGGCGCATCAGCACGTCGTCCGACTTCCTGTTAGAGGACCTCAAGAACGACGTGATCTCGGTCTATCTGTGCCTGCCGCTCAATGCCGTTTCCGGCATCGAGGGGCGCTGGCTGCGCATGTTCGTCCTGCTGACCGTCGACATGATGACGCGTGTCAACAAGGCTCCGAAACCGCCCATTCTTCTGGCCATCGACGAATTCCCCAGCCTCGGCAAGCTCGACGGCATCGAGACCGTCGCGCCCACCATGCGCTCGCAGGGCGTGCGCCTGTGGGTGATCGGCCAGGATCTTGAGCAGTTCGAGCGGGTCTATCCCGATTCGTGGGGCGGCTTCATCGGCAATGCCGAGGCCGTGCAGGTCATGGGCATCACGCATCCGCCGACGGTCGCGTGGCTGGCCGAACGGTTGGGCGAGCATGTGATCACGTCACAGCAGGACATGGGCGACGGAAAACTCCGCGAACTTGTCTCGGAACGGGCGTTGCGCGATCCGGACCAGGTGGCGCGGATGCTCTCCAAGGAAAGCAAGAACCAGATCGTCTGGCGCGGCTCGAAACGCCCGCTGCTGCTCAAGGTCTGCCCGTACTTCGAATACATGCCATGGTGGTATTATTCCCGCGACCGGAGGTTCCGCGAGAAGCCTAATCGCTGGATCTGGCGCTGGGGAAGGGAGGACGACGATATAAAACCGCCGAAGATCCCGCCCAAACCGCCGGGCGACATTGCGCCCCGGCCGCCGAAGCCGCCGGGTGAAATCGAGAAGGTATTTACGCCGAGGCCTGACGACGAAATCTACGCGCCGGCGTCGACGCCGCAGGCCGAGAAAGACGACGTCATTCACCTGTCGGAAACCGTGCCGGGCACGAACATGACGTGGGACGAGGCGCTGCACAAGTATCTCGGCCGATCGGAACAACGGACGGAAACGCCGAAGCCGAACCCCGGCTACGACTACACGCCGGTACCGGAGAAAGTCACGAGCAATCCGCCCCTCAATCCCGGACTGGCACTCCCGCCGCGAACGGAAAAGCCGCTGCCCGTGGCGGACGGCAAAACGACTTCGGACAAGGTGAGGCAGAAGGCCGTGCTGGCGGAACTCGACGCCCTGATCGGGCTGGCCGAGGTCAAGAAGCAGGTGCGCAAGACCGTCAACCTCGTGCAGCTGGGCAAGGAGCGCGAGCGCAAGGGCATGCCCAAGCTCGAACTCACGCACCATCTGGTCTTCACCGGCAATCCCGGCACGGGCAAGACGACCGTGGCGCGGATCGTCGGCAAGGTCTACAAGGAAATGGGCCTCCTGAAATCCGGCCACATGGTCGAGTGCGACCGTGGCGATCTCGTTGCCGACTATGTCGGCCAGACGGCGACGAAGACGAAGGAAGTGCTGTCGCGGGCGCTCGACGGCGTGCTGTTCATCGACGAAGCCTACACGCTGGCGCAGGGCACGACGAACGACTTCGGGCCGGAAGCGGTGGCGACGCTGCTCAAGGCGATGGAGGATTACCGCGACCGGCTGGTCGTGATCGTCGCCGGCTACAAGGACGAGATGGGGCGCTTCATCGACAGCAATCCCGGCCTCAAGTCGCGCTTCAAGACCTTCATCGACTTCGAGGATTACGACGCGGCCGAGCTGCTGCAGATCCTGGGGCATATGGCGTCGGCGGCCGGCATCCGCTTTTCGCTCGATGCGGTGACGGCGGCCAGCCAGCTGCTCGAATCTCTGGAGACCGGCAAGAAGGGATTCGGCAACGGGCGCACGGTGCGCAACATCTTCGAGGAATGCGTCGCCCGTCAGGCGGACCGGCTGTCGACCAAGGGGCCGAAGGTCGACGTCACGATGTTCGAGGAAGAGGATATCCCGAAGCCTGACGAGAGGGATTTTGCCTAGAGCAGCGGGCCGTATTTCAAGCGGTAGGCGATGGCGACCTGTATAGGGCCGCTGATCTCCCGCGCGCCCGCTTCGTAGAAGCGGATGACGCGCGCATCCGACAAGCGCAAAAACTCGGCCATTTCCGCTTGGGAAAGGCAGAGGCGCTTGCGTGCTTCCTTGAACTCAGCGGGGGTCATTCGTATAATTCGAATGGATTAACAAAGGTTTCACCGCGACGCATGGCCGCGATTTTGTCGCGGTGTGTGTAGATCGCCACGCGCGCGGCGTCCTGGCAGTCCTCGCGGACGCGCTCGGTGATCCGTTTCCCCTGATCGCGGAATTTTTGTACGAGCGCGGAGGCGATGCCGGTTTCGGTCCATTCGAGGCCGTCCTCGATCAGTCTGAAGGCGGTCGCGTTCAGGCTAGGGTGTGGTGTGCGTCGGCTCATTGATGCCCCCGTGCTTTGGCGATAGCGGCTCTGCGGTAATCAGATATGAAATCGACGGGTGCTTTTTTTGGGTTTCGCCCATGGCGTTCCAGAAAAACGTCAAGTTGATGGCCGGAGATTTCCTGACGTATGTAGCGCAAAAGCAAGTCTTCCATCTCTGCGGCTATCAGTAAATCAGGCGCGGCGGCGATCAGGCGGGCGTTGGCTTGCATTTCATCTTCGCTGCCAACCCTTATGCCAAATCTGGGGATAGGCGGGTGGGTTATGGTGGCAATGATTTTGTTTTCGCTGATGCTGTCCAAAATAAGGATGCTTCCGCCATCTTGCGTTTCTTTAATCCAAGGCCTCGGCGTGTGCGGTGGCGGTGATTTGTTCTGCTCGGTTGTCATAGGTTTTGCTCCTTTGTTAGCCGGTCAAAATGACCTGTTGGGGTGGTGGTATAGCCGTCCCTAAGTGCGAGGCGGCTATACCTTCAGAATAGGATCATTGATCCTGTTTAGTCACGAAAAGATTGGGTAATATTCTTTCGTTCTTTAGGTCGTCCAGGTCGACATATTCGAATTCGAGCGTTTCGTTTTCGTCGGTGACGGTGAGGATGCGGTTCATCGGGATCTCCGTTGTCTGAAGGTTGTGGCGGCGGCCCGATGCCGAGCCGCCGCCGTGCGGTTATTCAGCCGGGCCGTTCAACACGGCGATGATGCGGCTGTGAGCGAGGTCGGCCGCCTTGGCCAGCTCCAGCAGGTCGCCGGGGCCGTAGCTGTCGGAGGACTTCCATTCCTCGCCCTGCTTGTAGCGGCGCTCGAAGCTGACGTTGTAGAAGGTCTTGCCGTCCTTCGTGTTTTCCCAGATGCTCGCGGTCGTGCTGCCGACGCGGATCTTCTCGGCGGGGCCTTTCTTCGCTTCGCCCTGTTCGTTTTTCTTCGGAGTTGAGAGTGCCATGATGTTGTTTCCTTTTCTGTTCGGGCCGGCTTCATTGCCAGCCCGTGGTTTCGGGAGAGCCTGACAAACAGGACCGCCCGTCAGGGGAGGGGGATCACCCGAGCGGCAGCGTCGTCGCAGCGCTGCGAGACGCGGGGAAACCCTTGCGGGCATCAGGGCCGGTTTTCAGGCAGAAACGCGGGTCAGGCTGGCATGAATGGATTCCGGCGCGGACGGGGAAACACTGGCACGTAACACCGGGAAAAAGGCAGGCGGCGCATAAACCCCGCGCCATCCGTCATCGGCTACGGCCATGCATCGGGAACGAAGGAAAGGTCACCCGGCGCGATAAATGTCAGCGGCGCACAGATACGGGCCTTTGACGGTGAGGATGTGGTCGGCGATCTCGGTCCCGTCGGGGAAGTGCGTGAGCGGATGGCCGTGGCGGTCGACCAGTGGCATGTAGAAGTTGCTGGAGCCCGCGAAGTGGATGTTCTGATGCTCCTGCAGCCAGGCGAGGGCCTGCCGGAATTCGCAAGCCTTCTCATCGAGAGAGAAGTTGCCGTCGAGCACGATGCGCAGGCTCTCGAACTTCTTGCCGATGGGAGCCTTCCTGATTAATTGCAGCATGCCCGAATCCCTGATTTCGTTGCGGTTTAATCCATCCTACAGGTTCGGCGTTAACAATCAGTAAAAACCGTTCTCCTTCCGTGTCTTGCCAGTCAGGTTCTTTCAGGCTGGACGCTGCCCGCGGCGGTCCGGCCGATCAACGAACAGACCGCACCAGTGACCGTGCAATCCGTTGACGGCCGGCGTGCGCCGCCGGGCGTGAGGCCGTCCATGAAAGCCCCATGCCGGGGCGCGAACGAAAGGAAGCGAACGATGAAACTGATGTCACGCGGCGATATGTACAGACGGACCAGCCGGGAACTCGACGGGATGCGGGACGAGATCCGCAAGGATATCGGCAACTGCGAAAGGCGCAAGCGCCGTGACCTCGCGGCGCTGGCCGATATCCGCGCGGTGCAGGGGCAGCGTAAGGTTCAGCGTCCGAACCTCTAATTGGTGGGATCGCTCGGGTCGAAGTCGCGGCCGGGATCGATGTCCCGGTCGCGGTCTTCCTGTTGCTTGCGGTATTCGACCTCGCGGTTGAATTCCGCGGTGAGGTCGACCGGCGGCTTGGCCGCCTGCTCGAAGTCCTCCTTCGGCGTGACGCGCGGCTGCTCGGGGGTCGGTTCCGGCGGGTTCAGCATATCGCGGAAACGAGTGAACAGGTTTACGAGTTTGCCCTTTTCCGGGGCCTTGGCATCGTCGGTGCCGGTGCGCTGCAGGACCGCCGGCGCGGCGGCACGCTGGAATTCAGGCTGGACGCGCTTGCGGTCGATCTCGACGATCTTGCGGGCGACCTGCTGGAATTCCTCGCGGTGCAGCGCGGTTTCCATTGAACGTGTCTCCCGCGCCTCAAGCGATTTGAGCCATTTTTTCCGGCGGTCCAGCTCCGCGAGTTCGCGGTCGTGCTTGTCCTGCAGGGATTTCATCTGCTGCTTCTGCTGCGCGTCGCGCTCGGCGTCCTGCCGTTGCGCGCGGCGGTCGGCCATCAGCTCGATCCCGGTGATCCGCCGCAGGAAGCCCAGCAATCCCTTGGGCTGCCGCGCGAGGCGCGCGCTGACGATGCCGGTGTTCTCGGCGTCGTGCATTTCCCTCAGCGCTGTCCGTTCGCTAAGGTGTTCGGAGAGGGCTTTAAACGTCGCCTGCTCCAGCTCCTGCTGACGGGCCAGCCACCATTTGAAGATCCGGGCGCGGCGTTCCTTGATCTGTTCCTCGCGGTCGTGCTCCTTCTCCTTTTCCTGCTGCTGGTGTTCCTGCGCGCGGTCTTTCTCCCGCGCCTGCTCGACGGCGCGGCGGGCCATGTCCTGCGCTCCGGCGATGTCGTTCAGCTTGTCGAGTGGAAGCGATGCCAGCCGCCCCGACAGCTCCTTCGACTTCGCCACGCCGGCGAGCTGGCGGGAAAGGCTGTGAACCTCGCCGTGCAGGTCGATGACGACGAAGGCCCGCTGATCGCCCCTGGCGATGAAATAGCCCTTTGACTCAAGGGCCTGCACGAAGGCCGCGCCGTTGCCGGTTTCCCGCCAGCAGGTGGCGATGTCGGCCATGCGCTGCGCCTTCGGGATGCCATTGCGCTCCTTCTGCTGGCGCTCGGCGAGGTTCTCCTGCTTAAGGCGATCGTCGAAACGGTCTTTTTTACGATCCTTCTTCAAGCCGTCGGGCAGTTCCAGGCCGTGGTCACGGGCGAAATCCCGTGCGACCGTGCGCAGCTTCAGGCGATCATCCGATAGTTGGATGGCCTTCATCTTCTCGGTATCGATGCGCGACCAGACGGCATGGACATGCTCACGGCCTTCCTTGACGTGGAAGACGACGGCGCGCGGCTGCCCGACAAGGTTGAGGCTGCGCTCAGTGCGGGCGAGGATATCGTAGTATTCCTCGCGGGTCAGTTGGCGCTGGGCGGGATCGGGGCTGGCGGAAAAACTATAAAGAGCTTCCTTGGCCTTGGTGCCGTGGGTGTATGCGTTCCATTCGGCGAATGCGCCGGAGAGATCCTGCGCGACGGCGCCGCGGACTTCAGCGACTTCAACGCGCTCGTTGTCGAACGCGTTCATCAGGTGAGCGGCTAATTTCTGGCCGCCACCACGCTGATTTCCCTTCAGGATCATAGATGATCCTACGGCTCGACCCGTTAATGCCGGGTTTACGTCGCATCCATCTCTTTCGATGCACGCGGAATGCCGAAAGGTTCTGACTGGCGGGGCCACAGGCTCTCCCCCGCCGAGCCTCTTTCTTTGGTTGGACCGGGGTCAGGACTGGCCGAAAAGCACCGGCGGTGATGGCAGGGTTGCCATATACGACCGCCAGACACCGTCGCAGCAGCGGTACGCCCACTGTGCGAGGCTTAATTTGTAAATCTTCCTGTAGTTCTGTGACCTTCGTGGCGCGGTAGGTTTTATTGAACTGCCGCGCTGCCAGCCGTGCGCGGGCAGGATTTTGGCGAGCAGCTCGACCGTCAGCCCGGCGCATACGCGGGTGGCCGCGACGATCACCTGCACGGCGATGTAGCCGGCCCTCTCCAGTTGCCTCAGATGCCGCTGGATGGTCCGGCGGCTCCGCCCCGTCGCCTTCATCAGGAAGGTGACGGTGATGTCGGCGCTGCCCGTGCGGTCGCGCCGGTGGATATAGGCCGCCACGATGCGGCCCGTCCTGCGCGCGCCGTCGGTCAGGTTGGGATCACGGTCGAGCGCCTCGGCGAGCTGGGGGACATAGCCGCGCGTCTGGTGGGCGGCCCTGAGCGGCTGTTCCTCGCGGGGCAGGTGGCAGGTGCGAAGAGCTCGCAATTGACGTATCGGGTCTTTGGTGGGCATGGCTTTCTCCTGTGGTTACGGGAAAACCTGCCGGGATGAGAGCGCAATCAGCCGCTGCAAGATTTCTCTTGCAAGGGGTCCGTTTTTCTGCGAGGTTGGGGTTGCATAGACACCGCGCCTCGCTTCTTGAGCTTTTAAGACCCGCCCTGACCGGCGGGTTTTCTATTTCGGTTTCATCGTTTCCTCGGGTTTTACGCTTGGACGGCCGTGAATCGGACGGCCATCGCGTCAGCATGCCCGAATAACCCCTTGATGGCAACGGGAATGAAAAACGCGGCCCTACCGGAAGTGGCAGTTGACGGATGAAAAAGGCCGCTTACGCGGCCTCGGCCTGCGGGCTAGCCAGCCGCGCGGTCGCGGTGGCGTGGTGCTTCGCGTCCAGCTCGATGCCGATGTAGCGCCGGCCGAGATCGCGCGCCGCCACGAGCGAAGATCCCGAACCGCAGAACGGGTCCAGCACGACCGCTCCCGGCTTCGTGAACGCGGCGATCAGCGGCTTCAGCGAGCCGACCGGCTTCTGCGTCGGATGCAGCGCGTTGCCGGTGTAGTCCCAATCGAGCACGTCGGGCACCGGCTGCGCGGGCAGTTGCGGACGGCCCTTCGCCAGTAGGTAGGCGCTCTCGTGACGGTAGCTCAAAAACCGCGCGGTCGAGGCGTAGCGCTTGCGGAACACGATGTGGCCGACGATCGAGAACCCGGCAGACTTCCACGCGTCGAAGAACAGGTCGGCCTTGTTCCAGCCGTAGAAGCTGACGGCCAGGCTGTCGGGCCGCAGGACCCGGTGCATCTCCCGGAACGCCGGCTTCAGCCATGCCCCGTCGCCGGCGTCGTTCGCCACGGTGCGGCCCGTGCGGTCGCGGTAGTTCACGAGATAGGGCGGGTCGGTGAGGATGAAATCGACGCTCGCCCACGGAAGGCGGCGCATAACCTCGATGCAATCGCCGTTGATGACGGTGTTGATGAAAGCGTTCTGCCGTTCGGTTCTCATTGTCTGTTCTCCTTTGCGGCCGGGTTTTTCCCGAACCGCCGAGACCAGAGAGAACGGGCGCAGATAGTCGGGCTGTCACCACAGGGTAACGGCCAACACGGGACGAGCGCAGCGAGGAATGGAGCGGGCAGCGCCGTTGACAGGCCGACGCTCACGGTCACGATCGAGGCATGAGGTTCGCGGGAAACCCTGCGCGGGGAACGGACATGACGGACGGGGAATGCCGTGCAGAGACCGAAATTGGCGATAATGCGCGTCATTGCTCGCCTCCTGACCGGACGAAGTCTCGCATCGATCCCTCCGGGACGTTGCCAAGCAACTCGTGGACGAGAATCCACGGGATGATGCCGATGTCCTCGAAGGCGTCTGGCTGCTCGGGATGCCAGTCCTTCTGCGCGCTGTAGATGACGCCCGGCTCGGAAACGCCGATCAGCGTTCCTATGACAGCCTTGTCGATTTGTTCATGGAGAGCGATGGCGGTGTCGAGTTTCTCCCGCGTGAGCTTCTGGCGCGCGAGGATCTGCCAACCCGGAGGCGTATCCGGGGAGAAGGCCTGCAGGCCGCATGCTGAAGTGTCTTTAGAGCCAGTCATGATTTTCTCCTTTCGTGGTTCTCGCCCCGGCAACGGACCACGAAAGGAGAAAGACGGCGGATAGCTCCGCAGTGATCTGGGCCGATCATCCGCACCGGTCAGGCCGGTGGACGGGCTGCGCTGATGGCATCGTTGCCGAAAAACGAGGGACAATACGGATCAGGCATGTACGCGCAAGGCGATTACATCAAGGCTGAATTCCGCGACGAGCAGTCGGGCGAAAGCGAATGGATGTGGGTCAAGGTGGATTCCGACGATCCGGAGAACCGGGTTGTCTTCGGCAGGCTGGACAACGAGCCGGTCGTCAGCGCCGACCTGCGGCTAGGAATGCAGCTTGCCGTCAGCTACGACAATATCCGCGACCACCGCACGCCGGCATCGTTCAACAAGGTCTGAAGCCCGCGAGCCCACGCGGGAAAACTGAGCTACAATCAACGCGGGTTCGGGTTCCGCTGGCAAAGCGTAGCACGTTGAATGGCGCTCAACAGCGATCCGGGGGAAACCCCACTAAGCGATCCGAAGCACATTCGCCCGGACCCTTCATTCCTGCGGCCGCATGGCAGACATGATCTTCGCCAGGCACTTCATCGGCGAGGCCTTGAGGTCGTGTTCCCAGATCCTGACAACGCGCCAGCCGTCACCGCGCAGCGCCCTGCTGTTGGACCGGTCGCGCTTGATATTACCGGCGATCTTTGGTTTCCAGTATTCGACGTTGCTTTTCGAGCCTAGCGAGCATTTGCGGCAGCCGTGCCAATAGCAGCCGTCGACGAAGACGGCTATGTGAAAGCGGGGAAAAACGAAATCCGGGCGCCCGCAAAGCTTGCTTTTGCGGCGCCATCCCTTGATGCCCGCGCCCCGCATCAGCTCGATCAGCCGCAGCTCGGTCGAGCTGTTGCCGCGCGAGCGTATGCGCGACATGCTGAAGGAGCGCTGCTCGGGCGTGAGGTTATCGGGCATGACTTCAGGCCGCCAGCTGCTCGATCTTGCCGTTGACCAGGTCGCGCAGATCCGGCTCATCGAGCGCGTCGATGATGGTGACGCCGCCGATCTGCACGATGTATTTCGCAAGATCGCGCACGCGCTCACGCACGTAGAATGCCTTGCCCTGCTTCTCGCGCTCCAGCAGGATCGAGAGCATCGTCCGCGTGACCGTGGTGTTCAGCGAAAAAGCCCGTTCGAGCAGGGTCTGCGCGACGTCGAGGTTCTTCAGGAGCGCGGTCGTCAGTTCGAAAGGGTCCTGCCGGCTTTCGTCGAAGCTGCAGTATCCGTACCACCACAGGCGCGCGAGCCCGTTGTGGATCAGCGCCCGCGATTTCGGCGGCTTCAGGAAATAGTGGTCCTGGATATTGTCCCGGAGATCCTTGCGGCCCAGGTACTGCTCGATCGGCCACCGCTGGCGCATATATTCCCAATGCGTGACGTGCGTCATGTAGGCCCACAGGCGCGGATCGGCGGCCTGCAGGGGTGTCAGGTGACGCAGCGCGGTGTAGACGATCCGCGTGTTTTCAAGATCGCGGTGATCGGTCTTGCTGGCCGGCATCACGAGCTGGAAGGGCTCGTACTGGATCAGGTTCGATTCCTGAAGCCACGACGAGCCGGAGAAATAGGAAGTCAGCCATGGCGCGGCTTCGGAATAGCGATGCTGGTTCGCGATGATGTTCGACTGCAGGCGTTCCAGGCTGTTGGCGCGAAGAAAGGTGAGCTTGTTCATGAAATCACTCCGTGTCCTGCATGTCTTTCAGGCCCGCGAGCGATTCGCCGAGGGGCTGGCCCAGCATTTCATGCGCGATGCGCAGGCTGGATTCGTTGTACGCATCCGCGTCTTCCGGGTCGATGCCGATCTCGCGCAGGCGGCGCGAGACAACCAGAAACCAACGGCGGTCCTTGTATTCGCCGATGCTGCCGGCGGCGGCTTCGCGCCGCATCTCGTCGATGACGGCCACAAGCGCCGGAACGATCACGGCGAGCGAAAGCATGGGGTGCAGCTTCGCGTCGTTGCGCAGCAGCGCGTAGGCATCGTAGTTCGGTCGGGAAAGACGGACCGTCACCTTGTTGCCGGCGCTGTCGATATCCATTCCGGTGGCTTCAGGCTCGTCGTTGGGCTGGATCGAGAAGATGGAAGGCACCTTGCGCAGCGGATCGACTTTCTTCTCGGCCGTGAATTCGTGATCGAGGCCGACGGCGAGCGTATCCGCCTTGCGGACGCGGAACGTCAACTTCGCGTAATCGGGGTGAAACAGGTCATTGCGGTATTTGTCGATCGGCTTGGACGCCAGGATGAACGACGTCACCTCGACGTTGCCGTCGAGCATCCCGGCCGGGATCTCGAAGGACATCTTGTCGGATTCCGATTTAAAGATGTTGCGGTAGCGCGTCTGCGGGCATTCGACGTGGACGGCGTAGCGGGCCTCTTTCTGCGCGATGAGCTTGAGCAGGTCGGTATTGTTGGTCTTGAAAATGGCGTCGAAGGAATAGGCGTTCTTGTTCGCCTTGACCGTGACCACCGGCATGAAGGCCGAATTGACGATATCGTCGCCGAAGTGCGCCAGCACCGGGTGCGGATAGGAACGTGGCTTAATCTGCATATGCGTTTACTCCGAGGGCGCAGCGAAGATTGTCCTGCAGGACAACGTCGAGCGAGGCGCGCTGTCCCTTCTTCAGGGTCAGGGGGCCGATCATGCCTTTGGAATGGCCGTTGACAGGGATGTCCGGGCCGCCGTTGACGGCATAGCTGACCAGCTGCGCGGGCTCGACGCCGACTTCGCCGATGACGAAAACCCGCAGGTGGGCGGCGTCCTCGTTTTTCGGCTCGAACAGGAGACGGTACCGGCCCTGCGACGGATCGGAACAATATATCCGCAGGTTCGTGAGATCGACGCGCTTGTTGTGATCGGGGCCTGTGTGCGAAGTGCCTCCGCCGCTCGTGCCGGTGCCGTTGGTGCTGCCGCCTTCACCACCGCCCCCATCGCCGCCGCCTCCGCCATCTCCACCGCCGCCGCCGGTTGCTCCCTCGGCGGCGCCCTCCGTGTCGCCCTGTTCCTCATCGGACACGGCGGCCGCGTCGTAGGTCGGGATCGTCTGCTTGGGCGTCGAGCGGATGCGCATGTCGAGAACCGGCGCGGGCTCGTCGTTCAGTTCCTCGACGATGACCGGCTGGCCCTTTTCGGCGTCTTCCACGTCGTCGGGCAGGTATTGGCTGATGCCCTCGGCATCCATCTCCTGCAGGTCTTCCGTGCCGGCGAGTTGGCGCACCTTGTCGCGTATCCAGCCATAAAGCTCGTTCAGGACCTTGTTGGCCGCCGTCGGATCGTCGGCGCGGTCGGGCTGCCACGCGTCGTGCGTCGGCGGCTCCAGCGTGCGCATCAGCGCGTCGAATTTCGGGCCGTCCGCCGTGAAGACGGCGGCGAACCGGGAGGGTGTGACGAAGCGCTTGTCGAAGATCTTCATGCCGCTGCGGCGGAACATGGCGACGCGCTTGTTGAAAATCTTGTCTTCGAGCAGGGTCAGCTTGACCGGCCCGAGCCCCAGGAAATCGGCTTCGGTGTGGACGACGACGCCCTCGCTGGTCAGGGCTCTGTAGTATTCGTCGGCAAGGAATTCCTTTTCCGGCTCGGCATAGTATTTGGCGATCAGCTTTGGCAGTGCGGTGTCGTTGACGGTTGTCTTGCCGACCTTTACGATCAGCTTGCCGGTATGGATGGCGAGGAAAAAGCTCTCGATCACCGATTTGACGATGCGCGCCTCCCAATCGGGATAGTCGCGGAAGCCCATGACGTAGACGTCGGCGCCGATCTTCTTGCGCTCGAAGAACTGCGGCATGTCGCCGGGATCGAGGATCGGCTTGTTGCCGTTCTTGATCCCGAAATAGCCGGTTCCCTGCGTGGTGACGTTGCGCTCCTTGCGGTGCGTCGCCAGCTTCGCCACGCCCTGCACGGCGGTCGCGCCGTCGATATCGAGCGTGCCGTAGAAGACCGTGCGCAGGTCGGAGCAGACGTAGGTGGCGTGCTTGCCGATGCCGAACGATCCCGCTTTTCCGGTGGCCTTGTCGGAGGAGCCGACCGATTTGGTCAGCTTGTAGAAGTCCGATGAATGGTCGCCCTTTCCGCCGACCGTCAGGCCGGTGGTGTTGAAGTCGGAGATCTTGAGGACGGGCATCTCGCTTTTCGAGAGGACCGCCATCGCGGTCTTGACCATCTTCTCGCCGGGCTTCGACTTCTCCCAATAGGTGCCGCACGCCTGCAGTATCTTCTTGAATTCCGCCAGACCGGGGAATTCAGACGTCGGGATCGTGCGCAGCTCGAAGTTGACCTGCACCGGCTTGGTCGATCCGACCGGCGACGCGTCGGACGAATTCTGGAGAACCTCCCGCGCGAGGTTCGTCAGCGGATGGCCCTTGAAGGTTTCGAGGCCCGGATCGTTCGGGCCGCTCTCCTGGCCGTCGTCGTTCGTAGGAAAGTTCCACCCGATGCTGCGCTTAAGTCTGCTGAACATTAGCCCTTCTCCTTGAGCAGCCGTTCGCACTCCGCGGCCAGCTTCTGCACGAGCGGAACGGTTACGGCATTACCGATTTGTTTGTACTGCTGGACCCGAGACACTGTGTCCGGGAAAATGAATTCCTCGTCGGAGAAGCCCTGCAGGCGCAGGCACTCGACAGGGGTGAGCTTGCGTATGCCCCATTTGTCCTGAATGACAGGCTGGTTGTGGCCGCCGTCGCCCATGTTCGCGAGCAGCGCGGGGACGGAGTTGCTCTTGTTCTCGCGCACGTAGCTGCGGCGCAGCATGTAGATCGACTCGGGGTCGCCGGCGTCGATCGATTCCTCGAACAGCTTCAGGTATTTCGAAGATTCTGTGAAGTAGTAATAATCGTCCGAGCGCTGCTGGAGGTCGAGAAACTCGCGGAAATCCCGGCGCGACGCCGCCCGGTCGGGGAACTTGAACTCGGGCGTGTTGAAGTGGTCCCACGACAGCGCGATCATATAGAGCCGCTCGCGGTTCTGCGGAATGTCGGTGTGGACGCGCGTATTCAGGACGGCGGTGTTCTGCTGCGGCATGAACCAGTAGCCGGAGGCCTGGATTTCGTGGGCGATGCGGTTGAAGGTGCGGCCCCGATCGTGCGTGAGAAGGTGCGGCACGTTCTCGAACAGCAGCATCTTCGGCCGGTCGTCGCCGAATTCGCGGATCAGGCGGATGATCTCGAAGAAGGTCTTGCCGCGCTCGTCGTCGAAGCCCATCTTGGAGCCGGCGACGGAGAAGGGCTGGCAGGGGAAGCCCGCCGTGAGCACGTCGACCGGCTGTAGGTCGTCGCCGATCACGGACAGTTCCTGGATCGGCTTGTGGTAGAGCGACGTGTCCGGGAAATTGGCGGCGTATGTCTGCACGGCAAAATTGTCTTTCTCGTTCGCCCACGCGACTTCGAAGCCCTCCTTGGCGAAGGCGAGGCAGAAGCCGCCCATGCCGGCGAACAAGCTGCCGACCTGGTGCCGCGTCCGTTTGGAGTTTCGTCGGGAAGGAATAGTCGCCGCCTTTATTTCTTGAACGAAAAGCCTTGCGACTGTGCCGACGTCTCCTGCCGGAAGCGGGCTTTGACCTGTTTCAGCTCCACTTCGAGTGCTTCCAGGATCTGCTTAACTTGTTCATCGGTATAGGAATAGTTGTGGCGGTTCGCCAAATTGCCGATCAGGCGCATTTTCTTCAGGGTCTCCGAGACGCGACGTTCGGCCAGCCGCTCGAAGCGGCTAGCCTTGTCACCGTTGGTCGATTCCTTCATGTATTGCTGAAGCTATAAGTATACAATTTTAATTTGTAGACTTCAATAGCAGCCCACAGAAATATTTCGATTCTGGTACCAGCCTTCTGCGCATCGAGCCGCCGGACGCTGCCGGTATCCGTGCGATTTCGCCTTTTGTTCGCTATCATCGATGCGTGGGTAAGTGGTGTACGGTGACGGTGACCGACGGCGAGGGAAAGCGCTACAGCCTCGACGTCAGCGCCGACAGCTCCTACGATGCCGCGCATCTTTATTTAACGCACGTCCGGCAGAATCCGTCATGCGGATTCCCGATCCCGACGACGTCGACGCAGTTCGAGGTCGTCGCCGGTGGCCGGATCATGACCGTGTCCGGCACGCGGCTTAAGAAATGGATCGAGAACCGGCGGCACGAATGGAAGGGGCCGCGCGGCATGCTGTTCAGCCAGCGGCCGATGATCGGGGATTAACCCCATTGCTCGGCCATGGCTTTAGCGATGCCGGGAAAGAATATGCTGCGTTCATGGCCGCTTCGGCCTTGATGGAAGTAGTAATTATATTTTTGGCCGGCGCGGCCGCCGGTTTTCCTCACGCAGAATTTCGGTTTCGGAAGATCAACGATTTTAGTCGGCTTGAGGGGCTGCAATTCCTTCAGCCATAGACAGACCTTCTTCTGGAGCGGATCTCCAAATTGCCACGGATGGATGGTCTGCGCGGGCGGTTCATAGTTGATGATCCTCTGCTTGGCGTGCCGGTGCATAATCGGGTTTTCCATGCAGATTCTGGGTATTGACGCATTCCACAATTCGGAGAAGAACGCCGCGGCCTCGTCGAGCTCATTCCAGATCTGCTGCTCAGTCTTACCCGGCGGCGGTTTTGTGAGCCAACAAATTCCGGAGTTGCACAGCCGCGTGCAGGGCGGGTGCGCGACCATGAGAAGATCCCAACCGTCGTTCAGGATTTCGCGAGCGTCGCCACGGATGTGACGGTTGCTGCCATCCGAGGACGGTAGAAGATCGCAGGACCACGCATCGTGCCCACGCGCAAGGAAGGCATTGCGGACAGTACCTGAGTGTTCGCATGCCACGAGAACGCGCATGGGTGGACCGTTGGTCGCGATGATGTCGTCGTAAGTGATGCTCGGTCGCGGAAAGAGATCACAGGTATAGGGGGCAAGAATCGTCATTGCCGTCCCCGTGCTTTGGCGATGGCCGTTCTAAGCGGCTCAGTGAAGTCTTCGGGTCTAACTTTTCTACCAAGCCCTAGTTTCATGCTATAGGTGTTCACCATGTCGCAAAGCTGTTCAATCGCCGGAATGGTTTTTTCTGCGGCTTTGAGAATGTGGGCATAGTCCGTCATTGCAGCCCCCGTGCCTTGCGGATGAGCGTATCGATCGGCGCCAGCTCGCAGATGGCATCGTTGTAGGTTTCCTCGATCTGACGCGCTTCGAGGAACGTGACCGGCTGGCCTTCGTCGTACAGAAGGCGATCGGAGATGCGTTCAAGGCAGCCCTGCGCGCGCTCCAGCATTTCAAGTAATTCGGCCGCGCTGTCGCGGAGATCGACTTCGGCGTCGTTGATGTATTCGAGGTGGTAGTCATCGCACCGGACGTCAGCGACAATTTCGTTCCCAGCTTCGTCGGTGATCTGGACGATGCGCTTGGAGACTGGATTGTTCCAGTCGGGATCGTCGGCCGGGTCGAGGTCGGTTTCTTTCCAGTAGGTTTTGGCCGCTTCGACGATCTGGTCGTCGCCTTCGGCCTCCAGCTCCACGCAGCCGTAGTGCGATACATCTTGCGCATAGACGATTTCGTACTTCTTCATCGCTAGTTCCTTTGCTGTTCTGGTTGCCCTCAAGCCGAGGGGTCACAAAAACGGCCCCTCGGCGCGGAGGGGATCTGCAAAGGATGATCGGGGATTAGTCACCGGCGTGGGCAGCTGCGCGTTCTTCGCGGCGCGCAAGAGTAGCGAGCCGAGCAACAACAGAGTTCCTTTGGCGGCCCAGAGCACGGGCAATTTCGCTATAGCGTTTTCCTTGGGCCTCCAGCTCTAGGAGAAGTTTGTCGTCTTCCTGTGTAAAGCAGCGCACGACGTGATTGCCGCGCTTCGTCATCATAGGGCCACGGTAGGGCTTGGGGACAGGCGGTTTGCCGTTCTTCTCGATTCCCTCCATCAGGCAATACCATGAAACAGCGCCAGGGCAGACATTCATGTGCCGCGCTATCCGTTCGCATGACCACCCGCGCTCAATGCGAAGCGAGTCGATCTGATCGCGTTGTGCAGCCGTAAGTCTTGGGCGTTTAGCCATGGAGTATTTCCTTCTGCTGGTTCACGCGATGGCCTGCCGCGAACGACAGGCCATCTGGCGAAACAGCGTCAGGCCGCTTTCTTCTGCGGCTTTTTGCCGGGTTTGGCCGTACGCAGCAGCTTCGGCAACCATCCGGAGCCCTTGGCCGTGCGCTCGGCGAAGGACGCGGCATCGGCTTTGCCGGTTTTCTCCGGCGAGAGCAAGTTGCCCTTGCCTATCTCCTTCAAGTCGGCGACGATCTGCGGCTTGCCGATGCGGCCGAAGTAGTTGTCGACCGTCGGCATGAACCACTTGGCCATGTCGAGGCCGAGCGGTTCGATCAGCAACTCGCCGTTCGTGCAGGACTGAGCGGCGCAGAAGGCCAGCAGAGAGAGCAGCTGCTTCTGGTCGGCGTCGAGGCACCATTGCCAGAATTTGCTCTCGGCGGGAAGTTTCTTCTTCCACGCCTTGCGCTGTTCCTCCAGCTCGACGACAGCCTTCGGCTTGCATCGCTCGGCGAACCCGATAGGATGGTCCGTGTGCTTGAAGTTCACGTCGACCGGCCTGTCGTCGGAGTTGAAGGTGCCGTAAACGGCTTTCATCCCGAGGCTGTGAACCACTGCCCGCAGCGCGAGCAGCGGCTGGCCGGTAAGTTCGGCTGCGATTGCCGCTGTGCGTTGGCCGATAAGGTCGTCGGTCAAAGATTGCGACAGACCGGCTTGCTCGGCGGGTTTCGCCTTGGCTTTGTCCTTAGCCCTCGGATCGGCCGATTTGGCGGCCTTGGCATCGCCCGGCTTCACGTATCCTTCCAGCACGTCCAGCTCGCCGCCGGGAAGGATGCGTACGAAGATGCCGGCATTGGCTTTCTGCTCGGGCTTGAACGTATCCTTCTTGCCCGCAGGCTGAATCGATTTCAGCTTGTAGGTGGTTTCATGATCGTTCGGCGCGAGCACGTCGGCCCATTTCCAGCCGTCCTTGAGCGCTGCGTCGATCTTCGTCTGCAGCTTCGCGGCGGCCAGTTCGTTGAGCAGGTCGGGCTTGGTGATGAACACGCCCTGGTCGCCATCGGTGAAGAGGTCGCGGCGAACGGTGCCACCGGCCTTTTCGTAGGCTTGTAGCGTGACGAACCGGACCATGCGGTCGGTTGCGTCAATCTCGCCTTCGGTAAGCGAGTCGCGGATCTGGCGGCGGTTGGTGCGCGCCCATTCGGGGCATGATTTCCAGAAGCGCTCCTGCCGCTTGTGGTCGTCGGTAACCGCGAAGGCCATGACGCAGTCGAGCGTCGTCTTGCCGTCACGGTACGCCTTGATGATGACCGGGCTGACGCGCGCGAGCTTCAGGCGCTCAAGCACGACCTTCTCGGTGACGCCGAAACGCGCCGCGATGTCGGCCGCCGGCATGTTCTGGTCGGCCAGCATCTTGAAGGCGTCGAACTCGTCGGCGGGGTGCATTTCCTCGCGCACGAAGTTTTCGGCGAGGCTGATTTCCGTCGCGTTCGCTTCGGCGGGAAGGATCTGGCAGGCCACCGTGTCGTCGGCCTTCTTCTTGCCTTGCTTGACCAACAACTGGAGCGCGGCAAGCCTGCGGCCGCCGGTGACGACGGCGTAGGCGCCTTTCTTCTCTGGATTGACGACCAGGTTGTTGATCAGCCCGTGTGCTGCGATGGACGCGGCCAGTTCCGCGAGCGCGGTGTCAGCGCCTGCGGTCTTGCGCACGTTGCCGTCCCAGGCCACGAGCTTGCTAATCGGTATTTGCGTGATGTCAGTCATAGATATGCTCCTTTTTTGGGGTTGAAGTTTCCCTCTAGCCGAGGGGTCACGAAGCCATCCCCTCGGCGACGAGGGAGACGGCAAAAAAGGTCAGGGGCGACTGCGCGGATGCGCCCGATACGGAAATTCGGGGGGGGGGGGGGACGGTATGACGGCGAGCGCGGACATCAGACGACCAGATGAAGCGGGAATGCTGCTATCTCAGGCGACGGAGCGCGCGTTTCCAGCAGGTCGCGCTCGAACTCGGCGTTGTCCTCGTCCTTATGCACGGCGATGCGCGTGATATAGGCATGGCAATGAACGCCTTTCTCGGTGACGCCTTCCCAGATGCGCGCCGGAACTTCCTTGCCGTCGACGACGATGGTGACGATCTTGTCGGTGTTTTCCAGTGTGACTTTCATCGGCGGCTCCTATGCTGCGGGTTGAAGGTAGACGGGGAAATCGTCGTGCGTGCGGCCGTCGAGAAGGCGGCCGGCGGCTTTTTTGCCGACGCGAAGGCTGCAGCAGCCGTCCTGCCAGCCATCCGACCACTTGAAGATGCCGGTATGCTTGCACGAATTTTCGCTGAGAAGCCCGTAAAGAGGCGCCCATTCGCCCCACTGCTTGAAGAAGAACGGCACGCCGGCATGATGGCACTGGTCGCGGATCGAGCGGACCCACGCCGGGTTCATAGGCCGCGCGCCGGGGCCGCTCTCGCCGCCGGCGATGACCCAGTGGATCGCAAAGTTCTTGCGGAGAAAAGTCTCGCAATTTTCATCCAGCCCGGTTCGCGTCTTGGAAATGCCGCCGTAATTCGGACAGCGCGTGAAGCCGTGGTTCATACAGCAGGTCAGACATTTTCCGGGGTCCTCACCTTGCATCAAATAGCCGCGGATATTGACGGGCTCCAGCAATGGCTCGCAGGACAGGAATCGCACGGCTGCAGGCGTTTTGAGCAGCCACGGTATGCGCTCGTCGGCGCGCTTCTGGTCCTCGACGCTGACGCCGAGCCAGACGTTGGGCAACGGCCAGCATGGCCATCTCATGGAACCATCAGCGGTCCAGAACTTATCTTGTTCGCCGATATCGCCGATCAGGAGATCACTGGCTGCCTGACGGACGCGATCCTCGCGGGTGTCGCCGGTGGTTTCGCCCGGATAATCGATGGCCGTTCCAGCGATCTCTAAACGCTGCGCCTTGGCTGGTTGCCATCGCGTGGTCATGTAGTCATGCATGCGTTCGGCGCGTTTGGTGAGTATCTGGTAGGTGTGTTGCTGACTGAGGGCCATGACCGCGAAAATGCGGTCTATCCATTCGTCGGGCACGTCCTCGTGAAATAGGTCGGACATGCTGTTGGGGAAAATCCGGCGTGGTTTTTTCCAAGTCAGCGGAAGACGCAGGATACGGTCGGGTGCGAGGTTAATTTTTCCGGTCCAGACGGCCTTGCCATTGACGATCTTCGTCGTGCCGTAGTAGTGGCTGCCGGGCTTGTCGAGCAACCGGTGCGCGAATTTCATCGCGTAGCAATTTGTGCAGCCCGGACTTTTCAGCGAACAACCGGCGAGCGGGTTCCATGTGGCGTCCGTCCATTCGATGCCGGTCTTGTCGCTCATCGGTTGACCTTGTGGCCCTGATCGTCGATCCAATCGCCATCGGGGCGGAAGAGTTTTGCAGATTTGTCGAATGGGTAGCAGTCAGCCTCGGTGACCTGTCTGTCCTTCTCCAGCATTCTCCTGGCTACCAAATAGCAGGTATCCATGCTGTCAACTTCTGAGGAAATGATCTGCGGTTCCGGAGAACACAGCAGACAGCTGATTACAAAATGGATGATCAGGACGGCTTTCATGGGCAGGCCTCCGGCTTCGCTTCGTCGCATTCAAGGACCCTCCGGCCATGGCCGTCATCGACGATCACGCAGCTGTGGGCGTAGCAGCGGCGCACGTCGGCGTGCTGGCGTGATTGATCTACATTTATTGACAGTCCGAGGATCAGCCATGTGATCAAGAGCAACGGCGACATGAAAAACAAAGTGCCGGCATTGCGCACCGCGCAGAAATCGCACCAGAAAATCAATGCGCCTATGATGAGCGCGACAAAACCAATGCAGGCTGCAGAAATCACGAAGGGCGAGATCATTGGATCAGTCCTTTCTTGCGTGCGAGCCAGTCGGGGATGGTGAGGGTGTAGATCTCGAACCGCTCGAAACGCTCACCGGCGTCGGGGCCGGGGATGCCGTCGATCAGGATCTTGGAGCGTGGCAGCCAGTCGTTGAACACGCCGTCGGTGAACCTGATGCCGGCGGCCGATGCCGCGAGGATGCGGCCCTTGTATTCCTCGACGCCGCCTTCGCCTTCGAGAAAGTCCTCGCCTTGCGCGACGGTATTGCCAAGCAGGTCTTTCATTTCCGTCCGCGATCCTCGTTACAGATTTCAACGGCGAATCGTATTGCCATAGCCGCGACTTGAATGGCCTCCTTGCGCATGCAGTCGATGTCACGCTGCTTCTGATTTGTCCAGACGTGAGCCTTTAGCTCATCGAATTCTTCATGCAGCACAGCGAATCCTTCGTGGGCGCTATTGAAAGGAGGCCATGTCGAAATGGCGTTGACGCACTCCTTCTCGGCTAATGTCGTCATTGCCATGATTTCTTTGATGTTGGGTGGTGGCGGTCCTTTCATCCTGGTCGTTTCCTTCTGCTGGTTGTGATCGGACAGGCGGCACGTTCGATAACTGCAAACCGAAACATGGCACAATGCCGAGGTCTTCCGACTTCTCCGCCCGTCCGTGTGAGCCGCCTGCCAGCACTCGACGCAGGCGGCTCGCAGAGAAGGGTTAGGGACTTGCTGTTGCGTGATCTCCACAAGCGTGTCGCCGGTGCGCGTGTCCAGCAACTCGGGGATGAAGGAATCCGTCAGCTGGAACACGGGCGAATTCAGGCGCCGCGCAAGGGGATTGCCATCGGCGATCACGTTCGCGGCAGCGGCGATTAGACCGAGGCGCTCAATCGCCGCCTCGCGCGTGTTCCGCGTTTCCTGGATGGCGATGCCGAGCATCGTGCCGGTAAGGTGATAAACGACGTTCTTCTCGGTGGTGGCTTCGCGGCTCACAGCAGAGCCTCGATCTGGTCGGCGGAGACGACGCGCGGCCAGCCATCATGGCAGCGGACCTCGTAGACCTGCGTGACGGCGGCATTGCCGGGCATGCCGACCTTGGTGACGGTGCCCTTGTGTTCGTGCCCGCGCGTGTCGGTGATCTTCACGAAATCGCCGGGGCGCACGGGCATCCCGTCATGGCGCAGCGCCTGATGCAACGGTTCGCGATAAAGCGGCGTGTTGCGTGAATGGGCGAGGGGGAAGTTGACGATCTGTCCCATCAGAGGCCTCCCTTGAAGATGCCGACCTGCGTGCGCGGCTCGACCTCGGGCTCGCCGTGATAGAACTCGTCGAGGAATTCGATAGCCTCGTCATTGGCGCGCTCGGCGATGGCATCGGCGAGGTCGTTAAACCCTTGCCGGCGGCATAGATCCTCCTGCCGTTCAAGGTCGTCAAGCCGCGCGGCCATGCTCCCCGCCGTCCTCATGCCGCGCTCCGCTTGTGCTGTACGGGATAGAAGCGCAGGTAATGGGCGGGGATTTTGTGCTCGCGTGCGATCTGGCGGCGCACGAGATCGCGTTGCGCCTGCGTATCTCTGTAGAGGGTGATGGTGGCGATGAGATCGCCGTCGACCAGAACCTTGTAAGCCACGCCGGTCACGTCTTGTCCTCCGTGAGCGTGGCTTCGAGTTCGTCTGCAAGCTGGAGGGCGCGCGCTATGCACGTGTACATCGGAGCTGTGAAGAAAGTGAGCTGAGGATTGACGATCTGCCGGATCATCGGGCGCGCGGCGGGCATGGCCGCGCCGCTTCCGCTCGCGCAATGGCATTGATGTTCTTTCGGCATTCTTCCCCCTGTGTTGAGGGGGAAGCTAACAGGGTGTTAGGAAGTCCGCAAGGAAGAAACTGACAGCAGGTTAGGGTTTTTGTGGATAAGTCATTTGAGGCAGCGGATGTCCCAGGCGTAGTAGCTGTTCCGGTCGGGTAACCGGCGAAGGTATTCCCGGACCTTTTCATAGCCGCCCGGACAGGCCTGCTTGGCCTGGTAATTCATGCTTTCGTGATCGCCGGTCGCCAGCAGCTGATCCTGCCCGAGAAGGTCATATTTGGACTGAGGCTGCTTGATCGTGTAGATGCCATCGGCGGATTTTTCAGCCACGGCGTAGGTGCAACAGGCCAGCAGCTGAACGGCCGCAAGGGCGGCAAGGATAGATTTCGGTCTCATGGACGTGGCTCCGTGTTGGCGGTGAAAGCCCAGATCAGCGCGCCAATCCAGCCGAGCAAGGTCCAGCCCAGAAACAGGTTCATGATGCCGATGGCGTGACGGTTGCGGTGCCTGCGCTGCGACGCGGTGAGCGCGGGCAGGAAATAAAGGACCAGGACGATGGTGAGAATTGCCCAGCCCTGCGTATTGTCATCAGGCGTTGAATGCGGCGTTCGTTCGGTGGCAACGGTCGAGGCTGCAAGCTGGCCGTGCGAACCGTAGTATTTATCGACGTCTGAGGGCATCGTCTACCTGTGATCCCGGTTGTCTTTTTTCTGTAGCGGTTTTTCGCCGTCAGTCAAGTTTCCTTTTTTCGCGCTGGCGAAGGCTTTCAAGCCAGCCGAGAATGTCTCCTGCTCCCGTTCCCCCATCTCCCGCATGATCAGCAGCACTTCGCGCTCGCGATCGTTGCGGGCTATGATGGCCGTCGCCGGCCCGTCGGTGATCTCGGCCGGGTGGCATTGGAGCGCGACGGCCAGGCGCACGAGCATGTCCGCGCTGATGCCGCGCCGTCCGTTCTCCATCATCGTGATATGCGAGTCCTTGACGCCGACAAGGTCGCCGAGCTGCTCCTGAGTCAGATGGCGTTGTTTTCTCACCTCTTTCAGGAAATTTTTGCGATGGCGTTTTTCCATGGCAGTCAAGGCTAACCGAACGTTATCCACGGGCAAGTCGTCCGGTTGTGAGTTTTTCCTTTATCAAAAGCTAACTGCCTGTTAGGTTGATCGCATGAAGCTAAGAAAGTACCGCGAACTCAAGGGCCTGACGATCGAAGCCGCCGCCGCCGAAATCGGCGTCAGCGACGTCGCGTTCGGCTATTGGGAACGCGGGCGCAGCATCCCCGACGAAGCCAACATGGCGGCCATCGCCAAATGGTCGAACGGGGCCGTGATGCCGAATGATTTCTATCTGGTGGCTCATACCGCCAAGTAACAGGGATTTCCCGCGTGCGTCCAGCCGGGCGGCGTGTGCGGAAACGGTGAAAATTCGCACGCCGGCGCAAACTTGAGTCCACGGGGGATCATCATGGACAAAAGCCCAAACCTGACGCCGGACGGCGTCCTGCTCAAGCAGCGATTCAGCTTGCTGATCGACAAGTGCGGCGGCGTGAAGAACGCCGAACTGATGACGCGCGTCGGTCAGCGTGTTTTGTATGAATACGCCAACCCCGACCGTAGCGATCTGTTCCCACCCGTCGATATCGTCGCTGATCTTGAGAAGCCGACCGGAGCGCATTTCGTGACCGAGGCGATGTGCTTCCTCGCGGGCGGTTATTTCGTCAAGCCGACACGCGAGGAAAAAATCCGCACGGCATTCGGCGCTGTCATGCCAGCCGTGGGACAGGATATCGGGCAACTGATCAAGGATGCCTACGCCGCGACGGACGGGAAATTCACTTCCGAGCAGATCGACAAGCTTCGGGGTGACATCGAACGAGCGATGTCTGATCTGGCTCTCGCGCGCGGTGTGCTGGAGGGGGCTGCTCGGTGAGCCGGTTCGAGAATTACTGCGAAATGGCCTGGCGAGTTCTCACTCTACTCGACCGCGAAAACATTACCATGTCGCAATCCGATATCGCCCGTGCGTTTGGCATCAATCCCGGCAGAATCCATTACATTTTCACCGGCCTGCAAAGGCAGGAATTAATCACGCAGAGAAGGTCGGGCAAATGTATGTTGTCCCAGCTGACAGAGAAGGGCCGCGCAGCGGCAAAGCTTGAATGCTCTGAATTTCAGAAATTGTACATCCCGCGCGTGAAACGCGTGTCGCCCATGAAGGGCAAAAAGCGGATTTTCATGCGGCCGCCGTCGCAACTCGACGACGATTACGGCGCGTGGCCTGTCTGCTGCATGAGCGACGAAAAGCGCCACGCGCTGTATGGCGGTCAACGCTATGAGGATTTCAAGGGCCGTGAAGTGATCGGCACATACCTGCCGGGTCGCTCGCCGCCTGCACTTGCTGGCGGCGGCAGTTCGCTCGATGGCAGTGGTGCAAGTTTTTTGCCTGTCTTGCCCAGAAGGCGGTCGCTGACATGATCGATCCCGACGCCCAGGCATCGACTGCGCTCGCTAACCGGATCATGGACCTCCTCGACGGCTCGGGCGAAAGCCACGAGGTTCAGGTCATGGCGCTCGTGATGATCACGGCGCTCGGCGGCAGGAATCTCGGCATGACGCCGGAAATGATCAAGAACGCGATGGTGACGTTCCTGACGCCGCAGATCGGCGAACTGCCCGCGAACGTCGTTTCGTTTCGCAAGCCGGAGGACGGCGCATGAGCAAGAAGATGGAAACGCTCTGCTGGGATTATCCCGCCGAGACGGCGGCCGAGCGGCTGATCCTGCTCAAGATCGCGGACCAGGCGACGGACGAAGGCCGGTCGATCTATTTTTCGATGGAGACGTATGCCCGCGCCGGGCTGCTCAAAACCTCGGACGGCGCGCGGAAGATCATGCGCCGGCTGGAGGAGAAAGGCATCATCGCCGAGGACCCCGAGCTGGAGGCGTCGCTGCGGAAGGATGGCAAGTACATCCGGGCGCGCATCTACAAGCTCAACATTGAAAACATCAAGGCAGCCATCGAGAGCGCTGCCGAGCCGGTCATAGACGCGTACCGGAAGAAGACGTCCGAACACGAACTCAGTTCGTATTCGGGGAACGACGCCAATACGAACCCAGTTCGTATTGAGAACGAACCCAGTTCGGTTTCGCCGGACGACGCGAACACGAACTCAGTTCGTATTAAACACGAACTGAGTTCGCCCGATTCTTTCTTAGAATCCTCTTCTAAGAAAACCCCCATAATCCCCCTTGCTGAGATCAAGGCCGACTTCGAAAAACTTTTCGAGGCGTGGTCGCCGTTCGAGATGACCAAGGGCGATTATCGGCAGGGCGAGGCGAAGTACGTCGAGATCCGTGAAGGCGGCATCAGCGCGGACCAGGTCGCGAAGGCGGCGCGGGTCTACAACCAGCAGTGCCACGTCACGCGCTGCAAGACCAAGCACCTTGAAAACTGGTTGAGGTCGTGCGTATTCCGTCCGGAGGAAAAGGGGCTCGGCGAGGGGAGCGCCGGAACAGCCGGCGACAAACCGCCCGCACCCGCTGAAACCGCAAGCCCGCGCGCGCTGTGGCCGCAGCCCTGGCTGGATGAAGTGCGCCGGCAGCTGGGCGACGACGTCTACGCGCAGTGGTTTTCGGCGGTGTGGCTGAACCTGAGCGATCTGTACTGTGGATCGGCCTACGTCGCCGAATGGATCGAGAAAAACTGCGGCTCGCGGCTTGCCGCGATCATGGGCCGTGAATTCCGGTACCTGCCGACGGCGCCGCCGCGCGATGCCTACACCGACAGCCCGCATCATCCCGCCGGCGACCTCAGCCGCAGGACGCCCGCACAGAAGGCCGAGACGCTGCGGCAGATCGACGATGTCATGCGCGGAAAGCATCAGGCATCGGAGCAATCGGTTTTGTTCGACAACATCCTTCAGCCGCAGGCGGCTGATGCAGTTCAACCAGAGGGAAACGACCATGGCGAAGAAAAAATCACGGCCTAGCCGACTCCAGAAAACCTTCGAGGCGCACTGGTGGCAGGCCTCGCGCGTGGTGGTGATCCGGAACATTGTCCCGGTTGCGCGCCGGGCGCTGGCGAAGAAAGCGAAAACGCCTCGGAAGGGCAAAACACCGCACGCCGTGTGGATCGGCGAAATGAGCATTTTCGAGCGGGAATGGTATCCGGGCAAAGCGGCAGCGATGGATGCCGCCGCGAGGAAAGCGGCGCTCGAACGCGCGAAGAAGAAATCGAAGGCCTCCGGCGAATACCAAGGCCCGAAGAACACGGTGCTCGATCCGCGCTGCGGCGTGCATGTCGCGGTGATGAGCGACGACAAGGGCACGCCGGAATATCTCTCGCGCGTGGTCGAAGGCCTGATGGAATTCTGCGAGCCCGGCGACTTCCCGAAGCCGCTCAAGGGCATGGAAATCTATTTCGGCGACAGGCACTACCACGCGAACGTCCGCCGTGACCAGATCGATCTGCTGTACGACAAGGGCTGCCTGAGCGATGCGGCATACTGCGCGGCCCGCGAACTGAAGGCCGCGTATCAGGACTCCAACGATGTCAGGTACGGCTCGATCAACATGGAGCGCACCGGAAACGGGCGCGTTGACGAGGCGTATATCGTCGAGCGCCGCATGCGGGCGATCAGGAAGTACACGAAGATGCTCGACTTCGTGAAAGGCGGCCGGAATTCTTACGACAGCCTGTTCGTGATGTGGTTCTGCTGCTATGGCAAGAGCCTGAACTGGATCGCCAGCACGCACCGCATGCGCAAGTCCGAGGTCTTGCGGCGTTTCAGGGAAGGGCTAGAAGACATAGCCCGCGCTTATCTCAAACCCGCAGGTTCCCGCATGGGAGCGCTTGTCGCGGAGGGTCTGGAAATCCCCGATAAAAATTTTCTGTTGACAGCGGGAACCAGTCAGGGGTAGTTTTTCTGTATCGTCCCGCCCTGCGAGATGAAGAACCCGCCGAAAGCGGGTTTTTCTTTGCCCACCGATAAACCCGAAAGCCGCGATGCCGATAAAGCCGCCTGTTCACAGGCCGCCGGGATGGAGATCCACGGCTGAACGCCGGGCCGAATATGATCGCAATCGGCAGTCTGCGTCCGAACGCGGTTATGGCCACAAGTGGCAGAAGGCGAGCAAGGCGTACCTGAAAGCGCATCCGTTGTGCGAGCCCTGCGAGAAACAGGGTTATTATCACGCCTCCGAAGTCGTCGATCACATCGTGCCGCATAAGGGCGACATGAAACTGTTCTGGGATCGTACCAACTGGCAGGCGATGGCTAAGACCTGTCACGACCGCAAAACGGCGCTCGAAGATAGCTCGTTCGCGCGGAAATAACGCCCACTCATCGGCGGCGGGGGGTGTCGAAAAAGTTTTAGGCGACCCGCAATCTGACCGCTTGGCCCACCAAATTTTTACGTGGTTGAAATCAATAACAAAAAGCTGATTTTTGGTCAAGAGAAATCAATGGGTTACTCGACGCCACAAACGGCAAAACAGAGGGTTTTACCTTTTCCGTCATGACTGGTCGCAGGAAAACAGCCCCCGAAATCAAGGACGTCACCGGCGCGCGGCAGCGGCAGAACGCGCCTGCGGCGCAAAGCCTGATTCCGGCCGAGGCGCCCCCGATGCCGGCGTATATCGAGGAAAGCCTCCAGCTCAGGGCGGTGTGGATCGAAGTCGTGACGGACCTCGACCGGCTGAACCGGCTCAATCGGACGGACAGCGGCACGGTCGAGGCCTACGTGATCAACCTGGAGCGCGTCCGGCGGCTGCAGGCGAAGGTCCTGAAGGAAGGCGAATCGTATGCCGTCGACACCGACAACGGCAGGCGATATTTCAAGCATCCCGACATGGACACGCTGCTGAAGTCGATGCAGCAGCTGAAGGGCCTGGCCATCGAGATGGGATGCACGCCGGCCAGCCGAGGCAACGTGCCGAATCTCATTAACGGCGATCTCTTCGAAGGCAGGGAAAACAACCGTTTCGCAAAATTCAACGCGTGATGCATGCCGGCGAAGTACCCGCATGTCGTCAAGGCGGAGAAGTACGCCCGCGACGTCGTCGACGGCAAGATCCCGGCCTGCAAGTGGGTCAAGCTCGCCTGCGGCCGTCACTTCGCCGACAAGGAGAAAAGCGCCCGCAACCGCGCATGGAAATACAAGTTCGACCGGGCCAAGGCCGAGCGGTTCTGCGCATTCCAGGAATGCCTGCCCCACATCAAGGGCAAATGGGCAGGCACGCTGATAGAGCTTGAGGGCTGGCAGTGCTTCATCGGCTGCAGCCTGTTCGGATGGGTCCACAGATCCACGGGCCTGCGCCGGTTCCGGCGCGGCAACATCAAGGTCCCGCGCAAGAACGCGAAATCTACAATCGCTGCCGGCACCGGCCTGTTCATGCTGGTGGCCGACGGCGAGTACGGCGCCGAGGTCTACGCCGGCGCCACTTCGGAATACCAGGCGTTCGAGGTTTTCCGGCCGGCGAAGTTGATGGTCGAGAAATCGCCCGAGTTCCAGGCGAACTTCGGCGTGATCGCGGGGGCAAAAGCGATCAGCCAGCTCAAGAGCAGCAGCTTCTTCAAGCCGCTGATCGGAAATCCCGGCGACGGCGCGTCGCCCAGCTGCTCGATCCACGACGAGTATCACGAGCACCAGAGCGACGAGCAGGTCGACACGATGCGCACCGGCATGGGCGCGCGCGAGCAGCCTCTGCAGCTGATCATCACGACGGCCGGCGACAATATCTCCGGCCCTTGCTTCATGGAGTTCGAGGACGGCAAGAAGATACTCGAGGGCGTCGTCGAGAACGACGAGGTCTTCGTGATCATCTACACGATCGACGAAGGCGACGACTGGACGACGGAAGAGGCGCTGCGCAAGGCCAATCCGAATTTCGGCGTGTCCATCGACGCGGAGTTCCTGCGCCACCAGCAGAAAGAGGCGATCAAGAACCCGCGCAAGCAGGCGGTGTTCAAAACCAAGCATCTGAACATCTGGGTCGGCGCGATGGACGCGTTTTTCAACGCGCAGAAGTACCGCGCCTGCAAGGTCGACGGGCTGAAGATCGAGGACTTCAGGGGCAAGCCCTGCTATATCGGCCTCGACCTCGCCAGCAAGATTGACCTGGCGGCGCTGGAAGTGATGTTCCCGCTCGGCGAGGACAGGTTCGCGCGCTTCGGCAAGTATTTCCTGCCCGAGGCCGCGGTCTACGACACGCCGCGCGATCACTACAAGGCCTGGGCGAAGGAGGAATGGATCACCGTCACCGACGGCGAGATCATCGACTTCGAGCGGATCAAGGACGAAATCCTGAACCTCTCCAGCATGTACGAGGTCCAGCAGATCGGCTACGACCCGTGGCAGGCGACGCAGCTGGCGACCGAGCTGATGAAGGAAGGCGCGCCGGTCATCGAATACCGTCCCAGCACCGGCACGATGTCAGAGCCGATGAAAAAGCTGGACGCGCTGATCCGCGCCGGCAAGATCCAGCACAACGGCGACCCTGTCGCGGCGTGGTGCCTGTCGAACGTCGTCGCGTATACGGATGCGAAGGACAACGTCTATCCGCGCAAGGCGCGCGAGGAAAACAAGATCGACGCGGCTGTCGCGATGATCATGGCGCTCGGCCTGGCGACGACCGGCGAAGCGCCGGAGAAGCCGAGGCAGTACCAGAGCTTTTTCATCGGGTGAACAGAGATGGCTGCAACAGAGCTTCTCGTCAAATTTGCGCTTCTGTCCATCGGCGACGAACTGACATTCGAAGGCGTATACGAACGCCGGACCTTCTGGCAGTGGCTGAGAAGGGCCCCGCGAAAACTGAAGATTTTTCGAATCCACACCTTCTAGTCCCCCGCAACCCCGGCTCGCGCGATGCGAGCAGTCATTTCCCGCAGGAGTCAGCCAGCCATGAAAAACCGTGCCTACAGCCTTCTCTCGATCAAGGCCGTCAATGAAGACCAGCGCGAGATCACCGGCATCGCCAGCACGCCGGAGACGGACCGCATGGGCGATGTCGTGGAGCCGGATGGCGCAGAGTACAAGCTGCCGATCCCTCTGCTCTGGCAGCACGACGACGAGCAGCCGATCGGCGAGATCTACGCCGCGACAGCCACCAAGAACGGCATCGAAATCAAGGCCAGGGTCAAAAAGGCATCCGAGTCGGTCACGCTCATGCAGCGGCTTGACGAGGCGTGGGAAAGCATCAAGATCGGCCTCGTCAAGGGGCTGTCGATCGGCTTCAAGCCCATCGAGTATGCCTTTCTCGACGACGGCGGCCTGCACTTCCAGAAATGGGAATGGCTTGAGCTTTCGGCTGTGACCATTCCGGCGAACATCTCCGCCACCATCACCTCGATCAAGTCTTTCGACGCTCAAGCCCGCGCCGCGATGGGCGCAAAGGGCAAGGCGAAGAAGGCTGACACTCCCTCCGGCGCTTCGGAGAAAAAACCAACCCCAACCGTAAAACTGACGCCCAAGGAGGGCAACAAAATGAAGATTTCGGAACAGATCAAGCAGTATCAGAACGAGCGGGCTGCCAAGACCGCGAAGATGGAGGCCATCATGAAAGCCTCCGCCGACGCCGGCGAAACGCTGCCCGAGGACAAGGCCGAAGAGTACGACACCCTCGAGAAGGAAGTCGATAAGATCGACAAGCATCTCGACCGGCTCGAATCGCTCCAGAAGGCGCAGGCGCGCAATGCTGCGCCCGTTGTCGAGGTCGAAACGACCGAGGATGCGGCCGAACAGCGCCGCAACAAAGGCCCGACCATCATCCTCCAGAAAAACAAGGAAGACGCCTTCCAGGGCCAGAGCTTCACGCGCATGGTCATCGCGAAGGCGCTTGCGGCCAAGAACCCCGGCGCTTCGCCGGCGGCCATCGCCGAGAAACGTTGGGGCAAGACGAACCCGAAGCTGATCGAGTTCATCAAGGCCAACGAGGTCGACGCAGGCGGCGAGGCTGGCGGCGCGTGGGGTTCCCAGCTGGTTCAGCCGGTTCCCTACACGGCGGATTTCATCGAATTGCTGAACGCGTCGACGGTATTCGACAAGCTCGGCCTGACCACGATCCCGGCCAACGTCACGATCATGGGCCAGGACGGTGCTGCGACCGGCTACTTCGTCGGCGAGGGCAAGGGTATCCCGATGTCCAAGCCGGACTTCACGGACGTCACGCTGACGCCGCTGAAGGCAGCAGCCATCACGACCGTCTCGAACGATCTGATCCGGAACGCGTCTGTGGATGCAGAGATGATCATCCGCAATTCGCTCATCGAAGCAACCGCGCAGAAAATCGACACCGTGTTCCTCGGTTCCGCCGCGGCCTCCGCAGGCGTGTACCCGGCGGGCATGCTGTACGGCGTGGCGGCGGACCATACGGTCGGCAACGACGGTGAAGGACTGCGCGCCGACGTGAAGGCGCTCTATGCCCACTTCATCGCAGCGTTCAACGCCAAGGGCCTGACCTTCGTCATGAACCCTGCTCTGGCGAAGGCGATCCAGCTGATGGTCAACGCACTCGGCCAGACCGAGTTCCCCGGCATCACGGCCGACGGCGGCACGCTGCTCGGCGATCCGGTCGTGACGGGCGACAATGTCGGCGCCACCGACCTGATCCTGCTCAAGCCGCGCGATATCTACCGCATCGGCGATCTGGGCCTGCAGGTGTCGGTCAGCCAGGAAGCCACCATCGAGCAAAGCTCGGTTCCGGCCGGCGCGGCGCTGACGCATACGGCGGCTTCGGCCAACCTGCAGAACACCTTCCAGCAGGAACTGACCGCCATCAAGATCGTGCGCCCGATCAACTTCGCAAAGCGCCGTAGCTCAGCCGTCGCCTACATCGACGACGCGGCTTACGGCAGCACGGAATCTGCATAGTTCTCCTAAAAAATCTTCTTAACCAACTTCACCCGGCCCAATGTCGAGGGCCGGGTGTTTTTTCAGGGCCGGATCGGTCCTGTGGAAACACCCGGAAAAATGGAGAACCTGATGATCGAACTCGTTGCGAAGAAAAAACTGACATACGCGGGCAAGCGGGTTGCCGTCGGTGGCACCTTCTCGGCGAAGCCGAAGCACGCCAAGCTGCTGGTCGCCGTTGGCAGGGCCTCGCTGTCCGAAAATCAGCCCGCGCAGCCCGCAGCCAAGCCTTCGCGCGCGGCCGCGACGGCACCGGAAGTGAAGCCGGAGAAGAAAAAGACCAAGAAACAGCTCAAGGCTGAGCGGAAAAACGCCTACAAAACCCGCGCTCTGAACGCTGACGACGGCAAAAGCGCCTAATGGGCTTCTTCAGCCGCAAGCCAAAGTCGGAGATGGCAGAGATTATCCCCACCGGGAAATCGGTGGCGCCGATCCTGTTTCAGCCGTCGGACAGGGGCTGGTATACGATCTTCGAATCGTTTACCGGCGCCTTCCAGCAGGACGTGAAGGTCGACCGCAACGCGGTCCTGGCCTTTCACGCCATTTTTTCCTGCATTACGCTCATCTCGTCCGATATTTCGAAGCTGCGCCCGCGGCTGATGCAGGAAGCGAAGGGCATCCGCAGCGAGATCGACTTCGGAAACTTCGGCGTGCTGGCGCGCCCGAACGCATGGCAGAACCGCATCCAGTTTTTCGAGAACTGGGTGATGTCGAAGCTGGCGCGAGGGAATACCTACATCCTGAAGGTGCGCAACGCAAAGCGTCAGGTCATCGGGCTCTATGTGCTGAACCCTGATCTCGTCCAGCCGCTGGTTTCCGAGTCTGGAGATGTGTTTTACAGGCTCGGGATCGACTATCTCAGCGATATTGACGAGCTGGTCATCGTGCCCGCCAGCGAGATCATTCACGACCGCTTCAATTGCCTGTTCCATCCTCTCGTCGGCCTGTCGCCGATTTACGCCTGCGGCCTGTCAGCGACGCAGGGCCTGAGCATGCAGAAAAACAGCGCCAAGACCTTCGGCAACATGAGCCGGCCGAGCGGCATTCTCACCGGGCCGGGCGAGATCAACGAATCGACCGCGAAAAGGCTGAAAGAACAGTGGGAAACCAATTACGGCGGCGACAATATCGGCCGCATAGCCGTGCTCGGCGACGATCTGAAATTCATTCCGCTTTCGATGACACCCGAGGATGCGCAGCTGGTCGAGCAGCTTGAGTTGTCGGCGGAGATCGTCTGCTCGACCTTTCACGTTCCGAAGTTCAAGGTCGTCGGCGATCCGCCCTCCTACAACAACATCGAATCTCTCGACCAGCAGTATTACAGCCAGTGCCTGCAGACCCTGATCGAATCGATCGAGCTGTGCCTCAACGAAGGGCTCGAAATACCGGCAAAACAGGGTGTCGAGTTCGATCTGGACGGCCTCCTGCGCATGGATACGGCGACGAAAATAAAGACCCTCGGCGAGGGCGCGTCCAAGGGCCTCATCGCGCCGAACGAGGGACGGAAGAAGATCAACCTGCCGCCGGTCGAGGGCGGCGACAGCCCGTACCTGCAGCAGCAGAACTTCAGCCTCGCTGCACTCGCCAAGCGCGACGCGCTGCCCAATCCCTTCGCGGGCCTGCCGCCGCCGGATGAAGCGGCCGGGCTCGATAAGGCGCCTCCGGAAGAGGACGCGACCGCGAAAATGCTCGATTTTCTGAACAAAAAGTCGCCGGAAGGGCTGGTTTTCAGTGAAATTTGACCCTGAAAAGTTCGTCGCCGGCGTGCAGGACTACATCGCGCGCGCCCTGAAGCCGCTGGCAGAGCGGATCGTCGCGCTGGAAGCCCGCGCGCCGCAGCGCGGCGAGAAAGGCGAGACCGGCCTCGACGGCAAGGACGGCGCTCCTGGCAAGGATGGCCGCGATGGCGTCGACGGCAAGCCGGGTGAAAAAGGCGAGCCGGGCGCTCCGGGGAAGGATGGCGTCGACGGCCGCAATGGCATCGATGGCAAGGATGGCGCGCCGGGCAGGGACGGAATTGACGGAAAACCCGGTGAAAAGGGCGAAAAAGGCGACCCTGGGACACCCGGCAAGGACGGAATCGACGGAAAACCGGGCGAAAACGGAGATCCCGGCAGTCCCGGCAAGGACGGGCGCGACGGTGTCGACGGCAAGCCCGGTGAAAAAGGCGAGCCGGGGGCTCCCGGCAAGGACGGGCGCGACGGTGTCGACGGCAAGCCGGGCCGTGATGGTGCCGAAGGCCAGCCCGGAGAGAAAGGCCTTAAGGGCGACGTTGGCACTCAGGGCCAGAAGGGCGAAAAGGGAGATCCCGGCAAGGATGGCGAATCAGGCAAGGACGGCCGCGACGGGCGCGACGGCAAGGACGGCCGGGACGGGATTGACGGCCGTGATGCCGCAGAAATCGAGGTTCTGGGGTCGATCGACCCCGAGAAAACCTACCGGAAGGGTGTTTTCGCCGCTGATAAAGGCGGCCTGTGGCGCTCGAAGGGCGGCACCGACTGGCAGCTGATCCTCAACGGCCGCAAGGCGCTCACGATCGCGCACGACGGTGAACGGACCATCACGCTGCGCGAGGAGATGGCCGACGACAGCGTGAAAGAGAAATCGTTCGAGATCCCGTGCATGATCTATCGCGGCGTCTACGTGGCGGGCAAGACGTATCTGCGCGGCGATTGCGTGACGTTCGCCGGCAGCCTGTTCCACTGCAACGAAAAGACCGACGAACGGCCCGCTTCGGGTGCGAAAAGCTGGACCCTCGCGGTCAAGCGCGGCGCTGACGGGAAGGACAAGGCCTGATGATTTCGCTTGTGACCTACGAAGAGGCCCGCGATCATCTGCGGCTCGACAGCGACGACGACCAGGGCGACGTCGAGCTGAAGATCGAGGCGGCGAGTGAAGCGGTCCTGAACTATCTCGATCACCCGGACGCGTATTTCGATTCCGCCGGCGAGATCATCGCGGAGAACATTCCGGCGCTGGTCAAGAAATCTGTTCTTTACCTGACCGGCGTGCTCTATCGCGACCGGGACGGCGGCGGCGATGATTGGGGCGACGGGAAACTGCCCGGAGCGGTCATAGGGCTCCTGTCGACCATTCGCGATCCGTCGATGGCCTGATGACGGCGGCCGTCTGCATCGCGTCCGGACCGAGCCTGACGCAGGAAGACGTCGATTACTGCCGCGGCAAGGGCAAGGTCTATGCCGTCAACGACGTTCACCGGCTGGCGCCATGGGCCGACGTGCTCTACGCGGGGGACGGCTCGTGGTGGGATCATCACGCCGGCGTGCCTGAATTCGCAGGCGAGAAATGGACCGTCGACCGCGGTGCGGCAAGGCGGTACGGCCTGAAGCGGATCGGGATCGCCTCGGGTGTCCCGTGGAGCAATTTTCCGGGCGAGATCGCCACCGGCAGGAACAGCGGCTTCCAGGCTCTGAACCTCGCCGTGCTACAGGGGGCCAGCAGCGTCGTCCTGCTCGGCTACGACATGGGCGGCGTGGAGGGAAGGCGTCATTTCTTCGGTGAGCATCCCGGCAAGCTGAACAGGGGCATGAATTTCCCGGAATGGATCAAGCGGTTCAACCGGGCGGCTCCCCATATCAAGGTGCCTGTCGTCAACTGCAGCCGGGAAACCGCGCTGACGTGCTTCCCGAGAAAGAGCCTGCGCGAGGTGTTGTGAAGACAGCCATCGTCATCGCGTCCGGCCCGTCGATGCGCTCGGTTTGCCTGCCGCTACTGCAGGCGGCCGATGCAGTGACAATCGCCGTCAACAACGCCGTGCTGCATGCGCGGTTCGCGGACTACGTCTTCACGCTCGATACGGTCGACCTGAACGAGCGCTACGACCTGCCCTGGTTCAGGGGTGTGAGGGTCGCGGCGGTTCCTTCTGATTACGGCGCTCCTGACGCGCGCTTCCGCTGCGATCGCGTCGACCCGATGCCGGATGTCCGTTATATCGAAAGGACGGATTTCCGTGCAGGGTTCGACACCGTCGGCAAGATCATGACCGGGTGCTCGGGCTTCGGCGCCTACCAGTTCGCGTACAAGTTCCTTGACGCTGACAGGGTGTTCATCTTCGGCTGCGACCATTCGCAGCAGGGAACCTATTTTTACGGGCAGCAGCGAAATCCCGCGGCCCTGCGCAACTGGAAGATTGCGCTTGACAACTGGAACCGGCACAAGCCGCCGGTCGAGACGTGGAATGTCTCGCCGGTGAGCCGCATCAGCAGCCTGCCGAAGATAACGCCGGCCTACGCCTACGGCATGCTGGGCCTCTCGCGCGTGCCGGTCGTGACGGTCCTGAAATGCGGCGGCGAGTACAACGAAGGCCATGTCGAGTGGCTGCAGCGGCAGATAGGGCATCCGATTGTCTGCCTGACCGACAGCACAAGGAAGATGAAAGGCGTCGTATCGATCCCGCTCGAACACGATCTTCCGGGCTGGTGGTCGAAGCTTGAGATGTTCCGCGACGATCTGGTGCTCGGCGATTTCCTTTACGCCGATCTCGATACGGTTTTCCTGCGGGGGGTGCCGGGCTGGATAACGGATTTGCGCGAGACGCATGTGCTCTCGGACATGTACGGGGGCAAGGTCATTAACTCGGGCCTGATGTATCTGCGGCATGAGGACAGGCCGGCGATCTGGCTGGCATTCGCGGAGGACAAGGCAGATGCGATTCGCGAGTGCGGCGCCGGCGGCGACCAGGCGTTCCTCGACCGCTTCTGGAGCAGAAAAGCGCGGTTCCAGAACGCCGCGCCGGGCAAGGTCATAAGCTACAAGGCCGATGTCCTCAAAAACAGGTTTCACCGGCCCGAGAACGGAGACCTTTCAACGGCCGATATCGTCTGCTTTCACGGCAAGCCGCGCCCGTGGCAGACACAAGAGGAATGGATTCCGGCATGAAGCGCGCCATGGTCGTCGGCCATCCCGACGATGAAATCCTCTGGGGCGGCGGCTTGCCGATAAGATATCCGGGCGACTGGACCGTCATCTGCTGCTCGGTGCCTACGGTCGATCCGGTGCGTGCATACCAGTTCTTCACGGTGTGCGAGGCACTCGGCTGCAAGGCGCGCCTGATCCCGTGCCCGGAAAAGCCGAACCTCGAGAATCTCGGCTGGATCGACCTGTCGGAGTTCGACCATATCGTCACGCACGGCGAGAAGGGCGAATACGGCCATCCGCACCATGTGCAAGTTCACCGGCATGTCCGCAAGAACGCGCAGGAAGCATGGCTGACGTTCTTCGGCTACGGCCTCGGGCGGCACATCATCGATCTGAACGCCGAGGAAACGGAAAGGAAATACGCGGCATTCAGGAAATACAGCTACCGGCGCTTCCACAAGGGCCGCGAAATTACGCAATGCGAGGCGCTGATCGACATCCACTACACCGGCAACATACCGATGAACCGCGAAACATACGACGGGGATTGGCCTTTTCCATGAAAGCCGGTGAACGCAACCAGAGGATCGAGCTGCAGCCGCTGACCGAGACCAATGACGGCGGCTCGCTCAAGCGCACGTACAAGACCGTGGCGACGGTCTGGGCGAAGATCATTACCCAAAGGGCGAGCCAGGAGTTCGAGTCGGCGCGTATCAACGCGCGCCAGAGAATCAGGATCGGCATGCTCTATCGCGATGACGTGACGGACAAGTGGCGCATCGTCTGGAAAGGCCAGTCCTTCAGCATCTACAGCATCGACCGCAGCATGGCGCAACAGGGGGAGCTTTGGCTGACCGCCGAGATCTACGGCGCCGAGTGAAGGTAGACCTGCAGATCCAGGGGACGAAGGAACTCAATGACCTGCTTCTGAACCTGCCGCAAAACGTGCAGAGACGCGTGCTGCAGAAGGCCGTGAATGCGGCCATAAAAGTTGGTCTGAAGATCGTCAAGGCCGCGACTCGCAAGAGCACTTTTCAATCGGCAGCTTCAAAGAAGTATGGGCATCTGAGAAGCAATCTGCGCATTGTCACTGTGAAACATCCGCGGACCGGTCAGCGGGGAGCCCGGATCGACACTGGCGACGGCTTCTGGGGGGCTTTCCTGGAGCTGGGAACGCGCCATGAACGCGCGCAGCCTTTTATGGGTCCCGCATTCGAGCGCGCGGCCAACGTGATGCTCGACGAACTAAGAAGCCAGCTCCAGTCAGGCATCGAACAAGAGGCGGCGAAGCTCAGGAAATGATGGAACGCGGCATCTTCGAAAAGCTCAAGACATTTGCCGGCGGCCGCGTTTACGCGCTGCAGGCGCCGCAGAATTCGAAAACGCCTTTCGTCGTCTTCCAGCGGATCGAGTCCGAGCGCTGGCGCTCGGTCAACGGTCCGTCGGGCATGGCGCAGGCGCGGCTGCAGGTCGACGCCTACGGCGATGATTACTACACCGTCAAGGAGCTTGCCGCCGACATCGAGGCGGCTCTCGACGGTTTCCGCGGCACAGTGGAATTCGACGGCGGTTCGGTGAACATCGGCGGCATATCGCTGCAGACTGACGAAGATCTTCTCGACCAGACGATGCCGCCGCAGCTCTACCGCAACCGCGCCGAATATCTCGTCACCTACCAGCAATAGGCAAGCCCTAATTCCGCAATAACCAAAGCAACCGTTGTCCGGCCCGGCGGCAGCAACCATCCGTTGCCGCCGGGCGGCCGCAGGACAGCGGTTCACCCGTTTTTCCCACCAACCCACCGCAAGGAGAATGTCATGCCATCTGAAGCAATTGGAACCCAGGGATTCAAGCTTGAAATCGGGGAGCCCACCGGCTCGCCGGAATATGTCGAGGTCAAGGAGATCACAACCTTCAAGGGCTTCGACGGGCAGGCTGCGGAGATCGATATCACGCACCTGCAGTCGACGGCGAAGGAATTCCTGATGGGCCTGCAGGACTTCGGCACGTTCAGCATCGACGTCAACTACCTGGCCTCCGATGACGGCCAGCAGGCGATGCGCGCGGCCAAGGCCAGCCGTGACAAGAAGCTCTTCCGCGCTACTTTCTCCGACAACTCGACCGCCGTGTTCGACGGCTACGTGCTGTCGAACCCGCTGTCTGGCGGCGTCGACGCGAAGGTCGACGGCAGCTTCGACGTTCGCATCACAGGGGCCGTGACCTTCGACGACGGAGGCAGCCCGTAATGCGCACCGGAGAGAAGAAGTTCAAGCTGGGCGACAAGGAAGTCAGGCTGGTCTATGACTGGCGCGCCATCGCCCGCGCGAAGGAGACGTGCGGTAATGACGTCTTCTACAACCTCTACAGCCGCACCCCCGATGTCGTCGCCGACGTGCTTGCGATCGGGCTTGAAAAGCATCATCCCGATATCGGCAAAGACCAGATCCTCGATCTTTCGCCGCCGCTGATTCCGGCGATCAAGGCGATCGACGACGCCCTGGCGATGGCCTATTGGGGGCCCGACGGTCCTCCGAAGAAGCAGGAGGGGGCGAAGGCCGTCGAAAAAAAGACGCTATAACGGAAGCCTTCCGGCTTTCGTTCCGGATCGGCATGGCGCCCGAAGTCTTCTGGGCGCTGACGCCGTGGCAGTTCGTCAAGTGCGTGGAAGGCTGGCAGGACGGCCGGCGCGAGGATCACGAAAAGGCCGTCTGGCTGATGTGGCACGCCGAGGCCCTCAGCCGCGCGCGGAAAATGCCGCCGATGGCGGAGTTCCTGACCGCCGCCGACCGTAAGCCGAAAAAGCCCGGCATCGACGAAGCGGCGATCAAGGCGCGGTTCCGCGCTTACCAGAAGAGGTTAGACAATGAGCGTAGTCGGTAGACTCACGGCCTATCTCTTCGCGGACACCGCCGATTTCGAGTCGGGGATGAAGCGCGCCTCGAAGTCGATGCTGTCGTTCCAGGATGTCGCGAAGGCGACGATCTACAGCAATGCGACCGAGACGGCCATACGCGACCTCGCCGACGGCTTCAAGTACCTCACCTTGACGCAAGGGCAGTCGATCGTCGCGACCGACCGGCAGGCCGAGAGCCTCGGCATAGCCAGCCGCGAATATAGCGCCATGAGCCGCGTGGCGTCAGAGGCGGGGGTCGACCAGGAGGGGCTGGCGAAGGCCATAACAAAGACGCAGCAGGCGCTGCTGGAAGCCGCGAACGGATCGACGCAGTTTCAGAACATCTTCAAGGCGCTCGGCCTGAACTGGCGGGACGTGATCCAGCTCTCGCCCGACAAGCAGTTCGAGAAGATGGCCCAGGCCCTCGCCGGCATGGAGAATCCGACCGAGCGCACGACGCTGGCGACCAAGCTGTACGGCAAGGAAGGCCGTGCCGTCATCGACATGCTCGTCGATTACCAGGCCAAGCTCGACGACGCCCGCGCCTTCAACGACAAGTTCAACCTCTCGCTGAGCGAGGTCGACGCCAAGAAGGTCGACGAAGCCGGCAATACGATGGGCCGGGTCAAGGATATCGTCAAGGGCCTCGGCAACGCCATCGACGTACAGCTGTCGCCGCTGGTGACGCAGGTCGGGAACGATTTCATAGATTCGAGCGCCGACGCCGCCGACTTCGGCAAGGCCGTCGCCGATGGTATCGGCGTCGCCGCCGATGCCATCGATGTCGTCCGCGAGGGCGTCCTCGGCATGCGGGAGCTGTTCGGCGAGGTCACGGTCGGCATCGACAAGATGGTCATGGGTGCCGACCAGGACATAGCAAACACGCTCAAGATGGCCGAGAAGCTGCCGGTGATCGGCAAGCATTTTACCGGCATGGCCGAGGACATGCAGGACATGGCCTGGTCCGATCAATCGTTCCTCAATAAAGACATGGCTGCGCTGGACGCACTGAACAAAGAGGCTGAGACCTTCGTAAGCACGCGTTCTAAGATCGACAAGATCCAGAAGGACGCCGACGCCCGCGCAAAGGCCAATGTGCAGAAAAGGCCGTCTTCGATTCCGCCGCCGAATTTGGAAGGCATTTCGGCGCTGGAGGAAGCAGAAAAGCGCCAGAAGGAGCTGTTGAAATCCATCGTCGGCCCGCTGCTGGATTATCAGCAGACGCTCTCCGATCTCAACATCCTGTACAGGGATGGCAAGATCACGGCCGACCAGTACAACGATGCGCTGGACAAGCTCAATCTTCAGGTCGCGGAGCTGGACAAGACCGAGTCGGGCGGCTTCCTCGCCGGCCTGATGAAAATCAACATGGAGATGAAGGACGTCGGCAACACCGCCGAGCAGTCGCTTGTCGGCATCTGGGAGGAAACCACAGGCGCGGCGCAGAAGCTGCAGGTCAGGATCGACGCCCTCGACGTGCTGATGGGCAAAGGCCTGATCACAGCGCGCAATTATTCCGACCAGATGCTGGCCGCCAAGATATCGATGGCCGAGCTTGACAAGACGGTTTCCGGCGGGATCACGGCCGGTCTGCTCAAGGTGCAGCAGGAAATGAACGACACAGGCGCATCGGTCGAGGATTCGATCGTCGGCAGCTTCAACGATATCGTCGGTCCCGGCCGCAAGGCGCAGGCGACCATGACGGGCCTCAACGCCCTGCTCGCCAAGGGGATCATCACGACGAAACAGTACGGCGACGCGATGCTGCAGGCGCAGATCTCGATGTCCGAACTGGACAAGACCGCGAGCGGCGGCTTCCATACCGGGATTCTGAAGGTCCAGCAGGAAATGAACGACGTCAGCGACCTCGCCAGCCAGACGGTTGTCGACGCGTTCCAGAAAGGCGAGGATGCGCTCGTCGAGTTCGCGACCACGGGCAAGCTCTCGGTCAAGGACCTGGTCAATTCGATGATCGCGGATTTCGCTCGGCTGGAGATCCGGTCTGAGATCGAGAAGCCGCTGTTCAGCGCGCTCTCGGGTTTCCTCGGCCTGTCGACCGGTCCCGAGATAATCAACTGGAACCAGGGCGGCAGCTCCATTGTCGGCGGCCTCAGCCTGCCGTCGTTCGACGTCGGCACCGATTACGTGCCGTACGATATGGTTGCCCAGATCCACAAGGGCGAGAAGATCATTCCCGCCGGCGAGAACAACGGCGGCGGCATGCAGGTGACCATCAACAACAACGCGCCCGTGCAGGTCAGCACACAGGCGCAGCGCGGTCCGGATGGCTCCGCCCAGCTGCTGGTGACGATCGACAAACTGATGGAAGCCAACGCGAAAAATCCGCTCTCGCGGTTCTCGGCCGCCATGCGGCAGCAAGTCTCCGCGCCTGTGCCGCGTTATTAAAGGGTGATGTGAGATGGCAACCTGGCCCTTGACGCTTCCGCAGGTGCTGCTCGTGCAGAACTATGCCGAGACTCCGCCCTCGAACGTCATTCGCACGCAGATGGACCAGGGGCCGCCGAAGGTCCGGCGCCGGTCGACGGACGCGCAGCGCCTGTTCAGCGGCACCATGATCCTGACCGAGGATGAGGTAGCGATCTGGGAGGATTTCTACTACAACACGATCCAGGAGGTGCTGCCCTTCGATTTTCCGCATCCGCGGACGGGCGCGACCATCAGCGTCACCGTCAATAACAACGGCAGCGGCGCGCCGCCCTATGCGGCCGTCGATGCCGGCCTCTATTCGCTCACCCTTGTCCTCGCGCAGCAGCCCTGATCCATGCCCCGCACGCTCTCAGATACGGCGACAGAAGGCGTCCTTGCGCCGCAGACGGAACAGGTTTTCGACGTCCTGCTGACGCTCGACCATGAGTCGATCGCCGACGGCCCGATAAGGCTGGCGAGCGAAGGGCTCGTGACGCTGCCGGTGGCCGGCGTGCCCGGCATCGTGTCGCGCAGCGAGGAATATCTCTATCTGCCCTTCAGCTTCGTGCTGCCGAACTCTGAGGAAAACCAGACTGCCAATTCCCAGCTGCAGATCGACAACATCAGCCGCGATATCACGCAAGCCGCGCGCAGGATGACCTCGCCGGCGACCGTGACGGCCGAGGTGGTCCTGGCCAGCAGCCCCGACACCGTCGAGGCGAGCGTCGACGGCTTCAGCCTGATCAATGTTGAATACGACGCGTTCACCGTGACGGGCGCGATCTCGGTCGAGCTGCTCGATCAGCGGCCGTTCCCGAGCATGAACATTACGCCTTCAGGGTTCCCCGGTTCCTTCTGAAGTGCGCAGCACCGAAAAGGACGGGCACGCTTCGTGGGCGGGCGCGTATATCGGGATTCCCTTCGCCGACCGGGGCAGGGACCGTCACGGGGTCGACTGCTGGGGGCTTGTGCGGCTGGTGCTGGCCGAACAATTCGGCGTCGGAATACCGTCATACGACGAAGTGTATTTCCATACGCGCGATTTCGCGGCGCAAAAGCAAATCTACGACGCACAGGAAGCGGCCGATTGCTGGCTCAAGGTGATGGACGGCTACGGCGCGCCGGGCGCGGAGCGTCCGGGCGATGTCGTCCATATGCGGATTGACGTGAGCGGCATGCATGTCGGGATCGTCATAGCGCCAGGGCGCATGCTTCACGCCCGCGACAACAGCGGCCACAGCGTCATCGAGCGCATCGGCGGCACGGCTTGGAAGAACAGGGTTCGGGCGATCTACCGGCACCGCGAGCTGGCCGGGCGCGACTGACGGGGGTTGAAGGGCATGGAAGCAGCGCAGCCGACAGTCAGCCTGCGCGTCTGCCCGAATCCGTTCGAGGCGAAGTCGATCAGGCTGCAGGTGCCGTTCGGGATGACCGTGGCCGAAATGGCGCGGCTGGCCCAGCCCGAGCCCATACTGCGCCGCAACGGCCACGCACAGGTGGGGGACCGTTACATTCCCTTCGACCAGTGGGACAAGGTTATCCCCCAGCCCGGCGAGCGCACGACCATCAGGATCGTGCCTGCGGGCGGCGGCGGCAAGAAGAGCGTGCTCGGCACGGTGATCTCGCTCGTCACGCTTGCGGCCGGCGCGGCGTTTGGCGGCGGCCTCGGCGCGGCGCTGTTCGGCGATCTGGGCAACATCGGCGGCATCAACATCGCCACGGCGCTAGGCAAGGGCATCATCAGTGGTGTCGGCTTCCTGCTGCAATCCGTCCTCGCGCCGCCGGCGAAGCCGCGGATGACGCAGACGTCGCCGGGGCGCGCGGTCAGCGAGACATTATTCATCCAGGGGGCGCGCAACCAGCTCAACCCCTACGGCCCGGTCAAGGTCATTTTCGGCAAAGACCTAGTGGTGCCGGACCTTGCCGTCAAGACCTATACCGAGACCGTCGGCGATGACCAGTATGTGCGCCAGATGTTTCTCTGGGGGCGCGCGCCGGTCAACCTCTATGACCTGAAGATCGGCGACACGCTGCTTTCGAATTTTCAGGATGTCGAGGTGGAGCATTATCTCGACGGCTCGCCGCCGGCTACCATCGCGCTCTATCCCAACAAGACGGACGAGCAGGACATCAGCATCGATTTGAAGCAGGTCGACGGCTGGCACGTCCAGACGACTGAGGCGGCCGTCGACGAGATCATGGTCGACCTGACGTGGCCGCAGGGCCTGTTCTTCGTCAGGACGAGCGACGGCAAGCACCTGCCCCTGACGGTCGAATTCAAGATCGGCATCAGCCCGGCCGGCGCCGGGACGTGGACCGACCAGGATTTCACGCTAACGCTGCAGCAGGAATCGGCGCTACGGCGGTCCTACCGGCTCAACGACTATTTCACGATCGCCAACGGCCAGTATGACGTCCGCGTGCAGCGGGTGACGGCCGACGAGACGCACGACACCTACTTCGACGATTTCTTCTGGACGGCGCTTCGCACCTTCACCTACGGGCCGCCGGTGACGCAGGCGGGCGTGGCGTTCTCCGTCCTGCGCATAAAGGCGACCGGGCAGCTCAACGGCGAGGTCGACCAGCTCAATGCCATCGTCGCGAGCGAGATGCCCGACTGGGATGCCGACAGCGGGACGTGGATCGTCCGCGAGACGCAGAACCCGGCCTCGCATTACCGCTACGTGCTGCAGACGGAGGACACGAGCCGAGGCCTCGCCGACAACCGCGTCGACCTCGCGACGCTGCAGTACTGGCATGGCCGCAACGCGGCGAGGGGCTTCAAATACAACGCCGTTATCGATTTCCAGACGACGATGGCCGACCAGCTCGACGAGATCGCCGCGGCCGGGCGCGCGGCGCGCTCGATCATGGACGGCAAGTGGTCGGTCGTCATCGACGAGGAAAAGGACACGGACGAGGACCTTTTCACGCCGCGTAACAGCTGGGGCTACAAGGGCAGCATCAACTACGTCGACATCCCACACGCCTTCCGCGTTCCGTTCATCAACGAGCAAAAGGGATATGTGAACGACGAGCGCATCGTCTACGCCGACGGCTACAGCGAGTTCGGCGAAGTGCCGGGAACGGTCGCGGCGAGCAAGTTCCTGACGCTGGAACTGCCGGGCATCACCGATCCGGCGCTCATCTATGTGCATGCACGCGAGCACCTCGCGTCGATGCTCCTGCAGCCGGAGACTCACACGTTCTTCGCCGACGTCGAGCATCTGGTCGTGACGCGCGGCGACAAGATCAGGTTCGCGCATGACGTGATCCTCGTCGGCCTCGGGTCGGCGCGCGTGAAGACGGTCGAGGAAGACGGCGGATCTCCCGCGATGGCGACGGGATTCACGGTCGACAACGACATGACGATGGAAGCGGGCAAGACCTACGCCATGCGCTTCCGCCTATCCGACAAGACGCAGCTGCTCAAGACGCTGACGACTGTGCCGGGAACCGGCCGGCATTTCAATTTCGCCGAGCCGTTCGCGCTCGACGACGCGCCGGCTCCGGGCGATCTCTGCACGTTCGGGGAAGGGGGAAGCGAGAGCCGCGAGCTGATCATCAAGTCGATCGTGCCGGGACCGGACCTTTCGGCCCAGATCACGGCGCTCGATTACGCGCCCGCGCGATTTGTCGATCCTTCGCTGCCGATTCCGGCATGGGATAGCGGCGTGACGGTGCCGCCCGCGCTCAGGCGTCCTGCCGCGCCCGTCATTCTTTCGATCCAGACGGACGAGACCGTCGCGGTGCGCAACATCGACGGCTCGGTGCAGACGCGGATGGTGATCCGGCTGCAGAACAACAACCAGGCGCCGGTGACGCCTGTCGTGCGCATCCGGCGCAACGGTACGGACGATTTCGGGCCGGCGATGGTGGTATCGGCCTCGGCGCAGCTGGTGATCGTGACCGGCTGCGACGACGGCGTCAGTTACGACGTCGAGATCCGGTATCACAAGGTCGATCCCGGCAACGTCCTGGCCGCGAACCTGAATTCCGATGTGACGACGCAGACGGTCATATTCCTCGGCGAATCGGGTCGCCCGGACGATGTCGACGATTTCACGATCCAGGCTGTCGGATCAACCGGCATCGGCAGCTGGGACGCCAACACGAACATAGACTTCGACCACTACACGATCAGGTTCTCGCCGGTGACCGACGGTTCGGCGACGTGGAACACCATGCAGCCGGTCGCAGGCCTTGAGGATCTGACCGTCAATTACATGCCTTTCGCGCTGCAGAAGGGAACCTACGCGATCAAGGCCTATGACCGGCAGGGCAATGAAAGCCTGAACGCGGCCTTCTTCATCATCCCGAACGACCCGCTGACGACGTTCGCGGATATCGCGGCGGTCACCGAAGACCCCGGCTTCTCGGGCAGCAAGACCAATTGCTCGGTGACGTCGGGAACGCTGGCCCTGACGACCGTTGGCTCGCTGACAGGCGCCTATTCGTTTGCGAATGTCATTGACCTGGGCCAGAAATACACGACGCGCCTGACGGCCGCGATCACGGCCTTCGGCGCGATGGCCAGCAACACCTTGGCCTCATGGCCGACACTGGCCGGGGTTTCGTCGCTGTCGGGCGCGAATCCGCTCAACTGGAGCGTCACGCTGCAGGTCAGCTTCACCGACGACGACCCCGCGGGCTCGCCGACATGGAGCGCGTGGCAGGACTTCTCGACGGGCGACTATTCGTTCCGGGCGGCGCGGTTCCAGCTGCTGCTGGCCTCAGTCGACGGCGCGACGAATCCGAGCGTCACGGCGCTGTCGGTCAAGGCCTCGATGATACAGCGGATCGACGGCGAAAACGGCGTGTCATGCGGCACGGGCGGTTATACGGTCAATTACAGCCCGGCCTTCAACGCCGCGCCGATCGTGCATGTGACGGAAGTCAACGGCGCGAACGGCGACCATCTTGTCTTCACCGGGCCTTCGGGCACGGGCTCGCCGGACCGCACGGGGTTCAAGGTCAAGGTTCTGGATTCGGGCGGATCGGCCGTCGCCCGCACCATCAACTGGACGGCCACAGGTTACGGGAAACAGCTATGATCAGGAAAATTCTGCTATCGCTGGCGCTGCTGGTGGCGCTGGCGCTGCCGGCGTCAGCCTCGCAGTACGATTTCGGCACCATCAACCCGTCGACGACATCGGGCTCCGATCTCGCTACGCTGCTCGGCACATGGCGCAATGCGCTGAACAGCTGCCATTCGGGCAGCTCGCGGCCCTCATACGCCACGGCCGGCACGGTCTGGTGCGATACGACCTCCAGTTCGCTGTGGCTGGTCAAGGTCTATGACGGCAGCAGCGACGTCGTGATCGGCAGCGTCAATACCTCGACGCACAAGTTCACGCCCTATTACAACGGCGCTTCGGCGTCGGCCCTTCTGTCGGAGGCGATCGGGCAGGGTCTTGAGGACGACGGCTCCGGCAATTTGCGCGTCAAGCTCGACGGCGCGACCATCGGGCGCAGCAGCTCGGGCATCAAGGTCGCTGACGGCTCGATCGACACGACGCAGCTCGCCAGCACGGCCGTGACGGCCGGTTCGTACACGAACGCCAGCATTACGGTCGACGCCAAGGGCCGGTTGACGGCGGCTAGCAGCGGCGGCTCGACGGTCATTCGCTCCTATCTCGCCGGGCTGGCGCTGTCGAACGACGGCTCGACGCCCAACACGAAGATCGACGTGGCCGCGGGCACGGCTGCGGACGACACCAATACCGTGATGATGTCGAGCGGAACGTTGACCTGCGACTTCACCACGACAGGCGCGAATGGCCTCGATACCGGCAGTCTCGCCGCTGGCAAGTGGTATCACGTCTGGCTGATCGACAAGGCCGACGGCACCGACGCCTGCTTCGGCGATCGCGCCGATCTCGCCGGCCTTTCGCCGACGCTGCCGTCAGGTTACAGCTACAAGCGCCGCCTCGGCTCAGTGCTGACGGACGGTAGCAGCCACATCATCGCCTTCGTGGAACGTGGCGACACGGTCCTCTGGAAATCGCCTGTCCTTGACCAGAACAACACGACGATCTCCACGTCGGCGTCGAGCCTGACATTGACGGTCCCGACGGGCATCAAGGTCATGCCGCTGTTTACGGCGCAATCGGGCGCGACATCGAGTGCGCGCGGCGTCTATTTCTCCAGCCTCGACCAGAACGACGATGCGCCGAGCGTGACAGCAGCTCCACTCATTGATCTCTACATGAATGCGAACTATGCGCAGAGCACAACGCCGTTCGGACTGTGGACGAACACGAGCGCGCAGATCCGGGCGCGCGCCACGGCTTCGGTGACCAATTTCTATCTCTCCACGCGCGGCTGGGTGGACCGCCGCGGCCGCGACGACTGAGTTTCCCTCCAACCCTTAACCCAAAGGGAGAGCGCAATGCTCGACAAACTGCAACACCTCGTTGACCAGCATCACGAAAAAATAGACGCCGCCGTGTCATACGGCATCGGCGGCGGCATCGCGGCCTGGGCCGTCAGCACGGCGCAGAACCTGACGATCTTCTTCGGCCTGCTCATCGTTCTGGTGCGGCTGATCTACGACACCGTCCGGCTCTATCGCTACATCATGAGCGACAAGCCATGATCGACAAAACCGTCGATATCCTCGCCCGGACGATCTGGGGCGAGGCGCGCGGCGAGGGGCCGGACGGCATGGCCGCCGTCGCCTGCGTGGTCATGAACCGGCTGGCCGTCGCGGCCGCTGACTCGCAGCCTTACTGGTGGGGCGCGACGGTCGTGCAGATCTGCCAGAAGCCGTTCCAGTTCAGCTGCTGGAATGCGGACGATCCCAACCGCGACAAATTGCTGGCCGTGACCGACGCCGATCCGCAGTTCCGGCAGGCGCTCGACATCGCCACCACGGCCGTGACCGGCGGTTTGCCCGACAGCACAAACGAGGCCACGCATTACGTCGTCGCCGGCGTCAATCCCGCCTGGCTGCGCGAGGAACCGCCGCCGCTGCGGACGGCGCGCATCGGCAAGCATGTGTTCTACCAGCTCGTGCCGGTGCCGGCGCGGGTTCAACCTCAACCTCAAACCGAAAAGGAAACTGCGAATGTCTAAATTCACTGATATCCGGGACCGCGTCGAGAACTTCATCTCGTCCGGCGTTCATGACCTCTGGTCGGCTCTCGCGCCCGGCCTCAAGGCCGGCGGCGTCGACCTCGCGACCAAGGTCTACCACGACGTGGCCACGGCGCAAGGCAACGGCGCGCAGGGCAAAGCGCTGATCGATGCCGGCCTGTCGTCGCTTGAGAAAAACGCCGTTACAGTAGGCGTCAATGTCGCGCTCGATGAGGCGGTGCCTGCCATCGGCGCGCTCGTCGGCCACGTCGTCCAGACCGCGCCGCCGCCGCCCGCGCAATGAAGCTCTGGAAGTGGATAAAGCTCCTACTTAAGTTCCTCGGCCTTGTCAAAGAGGCCGAGGAACTGGCGCGCGGAGACGGCAGCGGGGCAACCGCTCCGGAAGCAAAAGCCGGTCCTCCGTGCGACCCGACCGATCCCGACGACCTTTTCCACCTGAATCAGTAGGGAAATCCCATGCACGAATTTTTCGGATGGCTCTTTGTCTTCGCCGCACTCAATGCGGTGTTGTGGCTTATCTGCCGCAAGCCCGATGACGATCTGGCAGGCGCGATGGACGGGATGGTGTTCGCGGCTTTGAATTTCCTGTTCTTCCTTGCCGCGATCTCCCGCATTGCCGTCCATCTGTTGCTGAAGATCTGAAAGGAAAGCTGCCATGAGCGAAACCGGAGACGATGAACTGCAGCAGCTGGATCTGGTCTGCAAGACCAACGCCGACTTCGTGCGGATCTGGCAGCCAATCGACCCTACAACGGGCGAGATCCCGGCCGGCGGCGTCGACGGCTGGTCCGCCTATCTGAGCATCTATGGCTCCTGGGCGGATATCGAGGCCGCTGCGGACCCGTTGTTTGCGCTCGGGCCGACCAATGGCTTCATCATCAGCAACTCGGGGCAGGCACAATTCAAATCGCGGATCGTCAAGGAATCGCTCGCCGAACTCGCGGCGACGATCACCGGCGGCTCGCACACCGGCCATTTCGCGCCGGAAAAGGTCTGCGTTTATGACCTTGTCTTCAAGGATGTCGACGGCAACACCTTCTGCAACACGCAGGGCCATATCAGGTTCCTGCTGGGTGCGACGCGTGTGCCGTCGTGATTAAGGTCAGCAACCCCAATAACTGGATCGTGCGCGTAGGCTATCTGGCCCCGGCGACCAGCTCCGGCGGTGTCCCTGACAACGCGTGGACAGATCAGGAAACAGGCCAGCCGATGATCGACGCCGAAACCGGCCAGTACATCGTTCTCAACCCCTAACAGCGGTTTTCCAGCATGAAGCAACGGATTTTCATAGCGTCCCTCGCGCTCGTCATCCTTTTGATCGGCCCGATGGCTCTGGCAGGCGTCGGCTTCGGCGACTTCAACTCGGGCGCGCCGGCGCAAAGCGCCGACATTCACCTCGTCGGCCGCAGCTGCACGATCAACGGCTCGCCGGGCTACTGCACGCGGCAGGAAACCAACGCCGACCTGAACACATATATGCAGGCCCACGCGCCGGGCACGTCGGGCCAGATATTGTTCAATTCCGGCGGCACGATGACGACCGATACGGCCGCGAACATGCGGACAAAGCTCGGCCTCGGCACGGCTGGCGTCAAGGCGGCGTCGGACAATACCAAAGCGACCGTGGCGTCGGTCAGCGGATCGACGGCCGCCGGCCATGTCTGCACCTTCGCCGACACAGCCGGGACTGTGCAGGACGGAGGCGCGCTCGTGGCATCGGTCGCCGGCCGCACGGGCGCGGTTACGCTCTCGACATCTGACATCGGCGGTTATACCGCGCCGGTCAACGCGGACTGGAACGCGGTTTCGGGTCTGGCGCAGATCCTCAACAAGCCCACGCTCGGCACGGCGGCGGCGAAGGCGGCGTCTGGCTCGGGCGGCACGGTCGCTTCGGTCACTGGTACGTTCACCGCAGGACATGCGGCCAGCTTCGCCGACACATCCGGCACGGTGCAGGATGCCGGGGCGTTCAACGCCGGACTTGTCGGCCTCGGCAACGTCACCAATACCGCGCAGATGCCGCTGTCATATCTCGACACCGACAACACCCTGGCCGCGAATTCCGATGTGCGCGTGGCCAGCCAGAAAGCCGTCAAGGCCTATATCGACGGACACACCGGCGCGGCGCTGTCGGGCCTGTCTGATGTCGCTCTCGGCACGCTGTCCGACAAGGACGTGCTGAAATACGACAATGCGACGGGCAAGTGGAAGAACGGCACCATAGCAAAATCCGAAGTCGGGCTCGGCAACGTCGAGAACACGGCGTTGTCGACGTGGGCGGGCAGTATGAACCTGACCACGCTCGGCACGGTGGGCAACGGCACCTGGCACGGCTCTACCGTCGGTCTCGGCTACGGCGGTACCAACGCCGGCACGGCGGCAGGCGCGCTCGCTAATCTCGGCGCGGCCCCGGCGGTTCTGGCCATCAATACGCAGACGGCATCCTATACGCTCGTGCTCGGCGATGCGCTCGGATCTTCGGGGGCAGGGGGCGCTGTGCTCATGAACGTAGGATCGGCGAACAACCTGACGGTGCCGCCCCATTCCTCCGTGGCATGGCTGGTCGGCACGCAGGTCATCGTCTGCCAGAAGGGCGCCGGGCAGACGACGATCGTCGCCGGCGCCGGCGTAACCATCAACACCGGCGCGGCGACCAAGAAACTGCGCGCACAATATTCCTGTGTAACGCTTTTTGAGGACGCACAGGACGACTGGTATCTCTCCGGCGATCTGGCGGCGTCATGATGAAAAAAATAATCTACGTTCTCCTGGCGTGCGTGCTGCTGGCCTCCACGGCCAGCGCGAACCTGCCGTCTGACGTCGGCATCATGGGTTCCCTCCAGGTATCCAGCCGCAATACATCGCCGCTTGACCAGATATCCGGGGTTCAGGCCCTGTTTGATGTGGATGCAACTCTTTCTTCCAGCTACAGTGGATCGGGCACAACGTGGTCGAATCTTATAGCTTCACCTGACGATGGTTCGGCGCAATCTGCTTACAATTTCACGGCTACAGGATCGCCGACTTTCACGGGATCGGCCGGGGACTCCGCAGCTTATTGGGCCTTGGGAGGATCAAACTATTTCGCCCTTTCAGGATCAAATACCGCGGCTCTTAACAACCTTCATAAAACAACCGGCGGCGGTCCTTTTACCTTCATCATCGCCTTTCGAACTTCGGGAACTATTGCCGCCACCGAAAGACTCGGCGGTACGTGTAACGTGGCATCGGGAAACACCGGTGTCCTCTTCGAACTGCAAAGCACGGGTACAAAATATACCCTCAACCAAGAAACCTCTGGAACTCAACACGCGACCCAGGTCACGGCCACGTTCAACGCCAGCACTGATTACCTTGTCGCCTTCGCCTTTAATTACACGGGGACAACTTTTAAATCTGCACAGAACGCAAAAACCTTTACCAGCAATACATTGAGTTCAGGCGCGTCCACCTCTTCACCGTCAGCGGCTTTCCAAATCGCCAACGGCAACGCCAGCACTGCCATGTCGAATGGAACCAGAATCTATGGCGCGTATCTGTTCAACAAAGCATTGTCGGATGCCGATCTCTCCAACGTCGTCACAGTGCTGAATAGCCGGCACGCGCGCACCTACGCGCTGCTCGACCTGCGGCCGAAAACGATGTTCGCGGAAAACCGGAAAAAGCCGAAGCCGCGCAAGACGCGGATTGTCTTGAATGACACCGTCATCATCGAGCGGAGGCGGGGATGAACCGATTTCTTTTTATCGCCATGCTGCTCGCAGCGTCGCCCGCGTTCGCTCTGCCATGCTTGGATGGCCGTCATGATTGCGCGGCCGGGGCGGCACATGTCGGCGGCACGGTCTGCGATTTCAGAAACGCGGACGGGGCGCTTTGCACCGCGCGGGACCAGTGGTGTTATCAGGATTGCGGCGACGAGGGGGTGACGATGGTCGTTCCGCCGAACAGCCCGCCGGATACACCGCCCGAGATCCACATCACGATCATCGACACCGGCAACGACATGACCGGGGCCGAGGCCGTGCCGGCGCAGTGATTACTCTGCCTTCGCGTCCTTCTTGTGATGGCTGCGCCTGCGGTGGTGGTTGTCGGCTTCGTAGCCGAGCTTGGCCAGCTTCTCGTCGTAGGACTTGATCGCGGCTTCCTTCTGCCGCAGTAGCTCCTTGATGAGGTCCTGCCGCTTGGCCTCGACGGCCTTCTGCTCGTTCAGGAATTTCTCGACATCATCCGGCGCCGGAGGCGACGGCGGATTTTTGGCCGCGTCTGGCATGTGGTCTATCATGCCATAACTATTGATGGCCGGGGCCGCGGGGCGTAGGATGGCTGCTCACGATAGGGAGGCAGCATGTCGGGGAAAATAGCGGGGCCGAGGCCAATGCAGAACGTCGAGGCGGTCGAGCGGCCGGCCTGGTACACGGAAATCCCGCATGGCAAGAACGGCAGCGTCGTCCAGCTCCATCATCCGCATCACGGCTGGCTGACGTTCCTGCTGCCGCCGGACATGGCTTTCCAGCTCGGGGCCGCTCTGGTGCGGCAATCGGCGCTGTGCGATTATTTCGCAGGCACTGTGCCGGCGTCAACGATGACGGTCCAGTGAGGGCGCATTAGCGCCAGAGTGATAATGTATCTTCCGTAAAGTCGCTACCGGGCAGGGGGCTCAATTACCGTAAACTGCTGCATGTCGGTGAAGCGGATTCCGCCCTGCGTACCGTCGAAGTTCTGAACCTCGCCATGGACGCGGATCGTCTTGCCGATCAGTCCCGCGAGATCCCGGCCGAATCGGGCGCGCAGCTCGTCGACAAGCGGCGTGAACACCTGAAAGCTGCCGTCGGGCGCTTCGCGGAACACGATCCGCGCGGCAACGCCCGGCACCGTGACGCGAGAGACGGTGCCTTGCACGTCCATCGTTTTCCCGATCCAGTCAGGCCGATGATCGGCGACGCTGCGGACCTGCGGCGCGGTGATGAAGCCGCCGGGGCCGATGGGGTTGTCGGTCGGCTCGGTTTCATGGACTGTCGGCGGGATGCCCGGCTTCGGGGTTACTTCCACGAAGTCACGCGTCGGGGCGCTGATGCCCGCGCGGGTGACGGTGGCCGGCATCGGGCCGAACTTCGCGACGGTGGTCTTGAGGATCTGGTCCTCGATCTCGACCTTGGAAAGGTCAAGGCTGCGGTCTCTTTCAACGCGGCCGATGCGCTGCAAAAGATCGAGCATCCCGGTTGAGGATTTCTGCCCGGCTGGCTTGTCCCCGTAATAACGGCGGATGCGTTCCGCGAGCGGCTTGTCTGATTTATCGATGGCAACGACAAGCCGCGCAAGGCAGCCGGTCAGGTATTCAACCTGCGCCGCGTTCGTCCGGGCTTCCCAGTCCTTGAGGCTTAACGCTGCGGCCGGCAAGGCCGCGATGAGCGCGAAAATGGGCAGGCGCTTCACTGCCTGCCATTCTACGTTGTCAGGCGGCCGCGTGCAGTATGCGCGGCATCGCCTTCAGCAGGTTCGCGTTGTGCGGCTGGAATTTCTGCTTCACGAGGTAGACGATCACGGATTCAAGCTGGAGCTTCGACAGGTCGGCCTTCCCGTCGCGGGCCTGCAGCTCAAGCGCGGTCAGCTCGACGTACAGCTTCTCCATGCCTTCGGATACCGGCTTGCCGGCGGCCTTCTTCGTGAACCAGTCGCGGATGGCCTGGCCCAGCTCGGGGTTCTTCGCGCCGAGGTCGCCGGACATCTTTTCTATAAAGGATGCGACGTAGCTGGATTGCTCTGCCGGGGCCTTCGCGTTGAAGTCCTTCAAGCTCATCGCCTGCATGGGGATCATGACAAGGGCGAAACCGAGCAATAACCGCATACCCGAGTATAACCCGATTCCTTTCAATCTGTTGCGGGAATCTTCCATAATTATGCAAGCCACGGGCGCGGCCTCGCCGTCCCGCCCGGTCTGTTCTTTCTTCTGTAGCTTCATAGCGTTTTAAAACCTCCATTTTCCTCTTAATGGGAAAGAGGGGTGAAGCAGGCCGTCACGTAGCTGAGTCAAGGGCGGCCGGGGTTGCCGTTCATCTCGACCCTTGACGCGCAGTGACGGTCTGCAAAGTGGGGTTCGAGGAAAATGGAGCGGATTTAAACGCGTTTGAATTCCTTCAATAAAGAGCACGGCCGTGCGCCCGAAAAATATAAGCGGAGGGTTCGATGAACCAAGTCAGCAGCACTCTACGTCGCGCGGTCGGCAAATACATGCATTGGTGTCCCGCCTGCGAAGAGATGCATCCACTGCCTGATAGCTGGAAGTTTGACGGCAACCTTGAAAAACCGACTTTCACGCCGAGTTTCAAGCATTCCGGAGTACAAACGGTCAAGGTTGCTGGCAAATGGACGGGGGAATTCGTCCGAGACAACAAAGGCAACACCATTCCGTTCATCTGCCATTACGTTTTGACGGCTGGTGTCCTCAACTTTTGTCGCGACTGCACTCATTCTCTGGCTGGTAAGTCGGTCCCGCTGCCGCCGCTTCCTGAAGGAATTGCTGATGACGACTAAGGCTTGACACGGCGAATCACTGGCTGGTAGACAGATTCTGCAAGGGCAGCGTGGTTGTCACGCCTGAAAGTCTGCTAGAAGGCTGGTCGAAGACCCGCAGACTGTATGTTCCGAAAGGAATGATGTCGGGAGAATAGCCAGAGCCGGTACTATCGATCCGGCCCCTTGTTTGAAACTCGAGTTAGCTCAAGGCACCGTTTGAGCTCGGGGACTGGCCGGACCATGGATAGACGGCCGGGATGACGACCGAAATAAAATGCGGTGAAGCGAGACAAATCCTCGTCCGGGCCAACGCTTAAAACGGGCCGCGAGGGGCGCCTACTGCCAGAGTGTAGGACTGAATTCGAATACCTCAGAGAGGGCCATCTGGTACAGCTCGCAAGGCTCCCAGCCACGTAAGGGGTTCAGCCCGTGGCCCGTTATGAATCACACGCGGCCGCAAGGCTGGTAAAAATCGCAGGCTTGTCGTGTCAGGCGTCTGCGAGAGGGGCTAGGCCCGCGAAGGAAGCTCGGAAACCCTAGCAACGGTCAACGCTACCTTTATGCCACTTCTAAACGGTGGTCATGCGTGACGGGCGGAGAGAGTGCCGCAAACTTTACCCAAGTTTCAACGCGCCCTGGCCGGAAGGCCGGGGCGCTTTTTTAGCGTCGGCGGTAGAGGATTCGGTTTCAGTGTCAGCGGGTTGTCCGATTGTTTCATGTGAAGCAATCTGCGCGGCGGCGGTAAAGGCCGGGACCGACGAGAGCATGTCGGAATAATCGGCGCTGCCGTAGTCCGGTGTTACCTGCGCCTGCATCTCGTGCTGCCGCGCGGCGGCTTCCTGAGCGAATTCCTTTTCGTAACCGTCCAGCCGCTTGCCCGCTTCCTCAGGCGGGATGCCGCTGTCGCGGTCCTTCAGCAACTGCTCCTTCTGCCGGCGGAGCGCCTCGGCCTGCCGCTCGGCTTCCTCCTTCTCCTGCCACGTCGACGCCTCGGGGTGCAGGCGGTGCAGCTTCGCGGCTTCCTCCGCGTCGGCCCCGGTCAGCACCCTCCCCTGCGCGTCGCGGTAGTGGTCGCCGTCGACGTAGACATGGCGGCCGTCCTTCAGGCGCAGGGCGTTGTCCTCGATCTCCTTGCGGCGGTGGTCGTTCTCGCGCTGCGCTGCCTCGATGCTGCGCAGCAGCCGGTCCTGGCGCTCGTGGACCTGCATCATCGCCATCTCGTATTCTTCCTCGCGCCGGCGTTCCTCGTCGCGGCGGCGCCTGGCCTCCGGCGTCTGGTCCTCGAACAGCATGAACGGGCGCGCGACGCCGGCCTTCTCGGCCGCCAGCTCCGCGAGGTCGTGCAGGTGCCGTTGCTCGGACCGCACCGACCACAGGCGCGCGATGCCACCGGTCGGAACATCGTCCTCCGGGATCGCCAGCAGCTCGTCGTCGCTCAGGTCGGGTTCCTTGTCCATGTCCCTAATTCTGACGGGGATTTCTTAACTTTCTGTAAAGCGGGCTGGCGTTTTCGATTTTAAGGGCCGTAGGATGCGGTCTGGTTGGTGACGGGTAAAGACAGGGTCTAGGGATTTCGTCGAGGTCGCCGGACGTCCGTTTTGAAAAGGTGGCGGCTCCGAGAGAGGTCCAGACCGCACTTCATCCCGGAGGCTGGTCGCTGCGCGCCAAAATTTTGGAATGAAATGGAATGAAACTGCGTTCTGGGGTGTCGGTAAGGTCTTGAAAACATGGTGGCCAGGGACGGAATCGAACCGCCGACGCCAGCCTTTTCAGGGCTGCGCTCTACCAACTGAGCTACCTGGCCGTAACGTGGCTGGAACGCCTTTAGTGTACCATTCCCATATGGTTCGTGTCCG